GTCAGATTGCAGGGATTTCGAGTTCCTGCGTTCGCAACATCTACACTTCAAAACTTGGCTCCATCTCCTGGCTTCGATCCAGGCTCACCGGATTAACAGTCCGGGGTGCTCACCAAGAATACTAAGATGGAATATCTTTGCCTAAACTAAATATGTTAACTGTCAGATACGTGTACTAGAGACCGTCTACTAACAACCTTCTTGTTTGGTGGGTGATGATGGTAACGATCCATCAGAGCTTAATGCGCCGGGGTTACAGTCCGGACCGTCTCCTTAACGGTATAATCACCCAAATAAAATACACTGTCACTCTTTATTGTTCACGTCACACCGTTATTAGACAGTGCTGAGTTTGGACGCATCTTACAGTGATAAAAATAGGATAAGCATTTCACTTAACCGTCCGTTCGCTTGCGCATTATTCAGCTTTACGGATAACTCATCGTCTTTTGTGGTACGAGCGGAGTGGATCGAACACTCTCAAGAACCCTAATCTGGGGCTAAAAGGCTTATAAGGCCTCTCTGACTTCCAAGTCTCGCTCGCACAGTATATAACAGGATCATTTTTTAGTTTGATTAAAAGTCAAATTTTTTGTATTTGCTGAACTGATCCTAAACTTGGCGCCACTGACGAGAATCGAACTCGCCTTAGTCGGATAGACAATCCGTTGCCCTCCCAGAGGACTACAATGGCATAACTTGGAGCGGGCTACAGGGTTCGAACCTGCATCTTTCTGCTTGGAAGGCAAAACGTATTCCACAAACAACCCGCATTAACTATGGTGGAGGCCGAGGGAATCGAACCCTTCTAGTCGACAGACTTGCAAGGCCCATCCGCAGCCCACTGACTGCCCCCGTTTTAAAATCGTTTTACAAGAGACGGCTAGGTTTACACTAGCAGCCAATGGTTAGAAGGACTGATGTCACATGCATTGTAGTTACACGGGAACCACCCCTATCACCACTTTGCCGTCTAGGCGGAATCGTTCACCGCCTCGTCGCCTCCTGTAAAACGACTTACTTTAACGCACTGTTGCCAATGCGTATTGTAAAACATGCTATATTAGGTGGCCTTGCCAGTGGTCCCCTCAGTAGGAACCCTGATATCAAAACTCAGCTACGTTTAACGTGCTTTACAATATTAAGTTCTTACTCTCCGCGTTATCGCCACGGATTTCATACCCCTAATACGCCCGTTTGCGGCATGTTTAAAGTGCACCGCCAGGACCTCGTTTCCTGTATATTCACACTGTTTACCTGTTAGCAGCCGCACCGGGGTTTCACAACCTTCTTATGCGGAAGTCTGTATAGCGCCATTCTTGCTAACTTGCCATCAAACAATTTCTGTTTGTCTGCTTCTGTCAGCGTAAACTTTGCTTTCCATTCTTCTTGCTGCTTAACTCTTTTCTCTTTATCGTCTGCTATTTTACTGCCTTTCTAGGGCAATATATAGCCCTACGATATTAAAACTTTTTCCTTATGCTTCGCATGGCGTTGCCAAGTTCCACGGCCCTTTTTACCGCATACTACTCGCATACGGTACTTCGGTGTCCTTAAATCTTTTGCAACTGCATTGCGCTTCATAAAACTCTTTCTTAAAATACGAAACCCTAGGGTTTTTAGTCCTAGGGTTCTTTGAATGTGTGCTGTATGTGCTGTTACGCTATACCGCTTCCTTCTCTGAACCCTGTCGATTTATCTTCATAATTTGAGCCGCAACGTGGTGTCCCAATAAACGACTCAGCCGCTGCCACACTAGTCTGGAGCCACAACGGCATAGGACTAATTGTATGTGTTAACGTTTGTATCGCGGATCTCATGTTGTTTACTCTTTAATTACTTTCTAAAAATTTACTAACTTACTTGCTAGTTTATGAAGCAAGTATAACATTATTTATGCCTGCTGTCAACAACTATCTTCTTTTATTTAGCCAAAGTGCAAAAATATTTGCGCTGTAACTTTATTTATGCCTAGTATAACACAGTTTTCTGCTTTGTCTACTATTTTTGTGATTTATTTTGCCAAAATCTATGTGTGTTGTTTTTCTACAACAAAGCCAATTTTGTTCATGATGTGTATTGTGCACTTTTTGCACAGTGCTTGCAAGTGTTTTGGCTATTTTATATTTGCCCGCATAAAACAGATAAATAAAGGTGTAGCCCGCGGGACGGCAATCCCCGACTACCCTAACGCTTTCAAGGAGCAATCAGCATGAATATTTATTCCAGAACAAATCCGCCACAGGGATTTTATGTTTACGCATATATACGTAAATCAAATTCAACTCCATATTATATAGGCAAAGGTATTGGTACGCGAGCATTTGTTCAACATCATAAAAACGGATGCAGCATATCTACCCCACGAGACTTTTCTAAAATAGTAATACTCGAACAAAATTTGTCAGAGATCGGTGCTCTTGCTCTTGAGCGCCGCATGATTAGGTGGTATGGTCGCAAAAATAACAAAACTGGCATTTTACAAAACAGAACTGACGGGGGCACTGGCGTGTCAGGCATGACCCACAGTGAGAAGACTAGGGCTGCAATGTCTAAGGCACATACCGGTAGGGCAAAAGGACCGTTTTCAAAAGAACACCGTAACAATCTATCGGCTGCTCACGCTGGAAGTAACCATAAAAATTTTGGGCAGAGCCTGTCAGATGAGACTAAACGTCGTATATCCGAGGGAGTCAAGAAAACGTATCATGTCATAAAGGCGTCATGCTTAACTTGTAAAACTGTCACTAACATTGGCAACTATACTAAGCACCACGGCGCTAATTGCAAACATTAATCCTTGACAAAATAAAACGATTTGTCGAGCCAGGGCAAAATAATATCCTCTTGCCTCAAGTATCCATACTTGTTTACTGACCCAGCAATAGAGTCATGTAGTAAGCCCTTGTCTGCTAAATCGTACCAGCGTGTAGTACCTGGGTCCATTGGAGGTATTCCTGACTTGTACACTGCTAGGTGAATCCATGGATCGTTTGGTGCCTTGTACATGTATGAGTCTTTACAGTCAAACCCATTTAACGCCAACATGTAAAGCAAGTTACACACGTTATAGTTATAGTAGCAACCATCATAGACGCGGTTAACGAAGCGATTGTATTGATAGCTTGATGTTTGTGGTAGGATAAGAACAAGCATGCCGTTTACAGACATTTGCTGATTCCATGACCGCAATGTTTCCAACGGGTTTAATGCGAACTGGAAAGTGTCGTGGCACCATAGCAAGTCTATCTTCTTACGCATTGAAAACTTTTCAAAATCTGCTTCAATGACAGTAACGTTTTTAGGTAAGTCTGTTAACTCTGTAACGTTTTTGTCCACCGCATAGCAGTCAAAGTTATAAGGCCTGTGCTCCTCACCGTCCCACGACTCCGCTGTTGCCCACCAGTTTATGTCTAAGCCAGAGCCTGCGCCCATGTCTACGACTGTAGTTAAGCTATCCATAAAACTATCGTAGCCACCCAAAATCTCTAACACTCTAAGCGAGTGATCGTGACTCGCGTAGACGTCTTTAAAGTTATCTGCCATTAACGTTTTTCTCGTGGTGAAGAAATTTTCTTCTCTCGTTGTGGTGTGCCAGGTGGACGAATGTTTACGTGTGCGTTAGTAACGTTTGATACTTTTGCTACTGTATCCTTTTGAACTTCATCAGCAGTAGGCTCAGGAATATCATCAGCCTTTGACCCTGCTGGTTTAAGTTTAAAACTAAACCCGCCCTTTGTTGGATCTGTAGCACCAGACTTGGTCTCTAACGTTACTACTCCATCAAGTTGGGCTGGCCATTGTGTCGTGAACGTCATTGCTCCAGATTTATTTTCAATATCTGTGTATTGCTGAATAAAGTTGTAGCCAAGAATCTCCAAGATAGCAGCCTGAAATTCAGGTAATGCTCCGCTATTGACAATCTCCATAACGACAAGTTTTGTCACATACGTTATTTTACCGCCATCTTCGCCGCGACTCTTTACGCCAACAAACAACTCTGCGTACTTAGGCATTGGCGTGCCATTTTTTAAACTGTCATTAACTTCGTTAATAATAGACAATGACCATGGTAAAAACTTGTGGAACTTTTTAGGTATTTTTTCTGGAATACGTTCATAAAACAAGTTCATAGCCTGAAAAACTTGGCTAATTGATTGTGGTGCTGGCAAGCTCTTATTTTGGCACAAATCAATCAAATCTACTGCTGTTTTGCTTGCTTTCTTTTTACGCAGTGATTCAGGAATCACTAGACTGCCCATACTTGGGGCGGCGCCGCCCCCAGACCCTTTGCTAGATATGTTAACTTGTCTGTCGGTAGTTGGGTTCACAATAGCGGCGAAACTGTCTGCTAATGGGTTATTCGATGCTCCCGGAAAATTCAATACAAGTTTACTCAAGTCCCCACCGAGCCAATCTAAGAACCCAGATATATTTTTAAACTTAGACCGACCATTTACTAACGCAAGCACACCTAGATATTCCCCAGCGTAATCAACGATAGCTTTTTTAATCTGCGTGTTTTTTATAAACTCTTGTGGAAGCGTTGGAGTCATACCATTGTCAAGTGCGCGAGCTATATCAATGACTGCCTTACCATATGCTGTACTGTTTAACACAGTGTTGCCCGTAATCTCGTCAGCAAGTGTAGACGCTGGTATAAACTTGTCAGTGATACCGATTTGCCCGGGTTTAACTAACACACCTTCTTTGTTTAAATCACTAGTGTCATCGCCAGCCCCTGGCTTTGCTGATGCCCCGCCAAACTCTGACGTTTTAGCAAAACTACTAAGAGCCCACTCATTACCTTTAAGGTCTTTACCCATGACTCGACCAGTAAAAGTTTTACTAGCAATCATATCTTCAAATCGATCTGCTTCGGACGGATCGAGGATAACCTCAGTTCCGTCAGCATCAACATAAAATAATCCACCAGCGCGAATGTGTGCCAAAAAGGCAGCTATACGCTCAGGATACTTAGTGATCTGTGAAGGAGTTAATGTTGCCTCTAAGAGGTCTAGTTTGTTTAATAAGTCACGCATAGTGTATTTATCACAATGTCACATCTTCCAGTAAATATTGTCCATACCAGCAGTTCGCATAAATAACATATGAAACATTTTATATATCAAACCACATCACCGAGTGGTAAATTTTATAGGGGAAGGCATTCAACTACTAATATAAACGACGGATATTTAGGATCTGGCAAATGGATTTCATCTATCAAAGATAAATCTCAACTACGAAGAGATATTTTAATTTTTGCTAATTCATTTGAAGAATTGCTCATACTGGAAGAAAAATATATTTCAGAAGTAATAGGCACACCCAATAATATGAATTACAACAACCGATCGTGCGGCTTTGCTTCTGGTGATTTGAACTATAGTAGAACTCCTGAAGCTAGAAAAATAAGTAGTCTTCGAAAAAAAGGAGTAACCTTTGAACAGCAATTTGGCACAGAGCGAGCCCAGGAAATTTCAAACAAAATTAGCAAATCAAGAACAGGGCGATCTTTTGGGCCAACTTGGAATAAAGGACTCACCAAAGAAAATTCTGCCATATTACGCGATATGTCTAGTAAAATATCAGCAACACTTGTCGAGATAAATGCTTCGCTCAGCTCTGACGAGCGAAAGGAAAAATACGGTAACTGTGGAGCCGACAATGGATTTTTTAACCAAAAGCATAGTGGCGAAACTATAGCTCATCTGAAAAAGAAGCAGAAAGATAATAGACTCAATAACCGCATTACTTGTATACATTGCGGCAAAAACTTAGATAAGGCCAACTATACAAGATATCACGGAGATAAATGTAAGCTTAAACATGATAATCTTCCATCCCAGCACATTTCAACCGAATCAGGTGGCCAAGCATAAAGTTCTTGCTTTCTAGACCCTTCAATATGCCTAGCCATTTATTGCGGATCAGTGCTATGTCGTTAATGATGACCTCAAAGTCTACCACTTCTTCCTCGCCCTCTGTGTACTTTTCAGCATCACGGGACGTTAGCACACGGTTGTATGCTTCCATATACTTTTGGAAGTGCTTGCGCCGTAGCTTGCGTAGCTGTAGCTCTAAGTAACGAAGAACAGCTTCAATTTCTTGAAGCTGGTTGTATCGATACTCGATAATGCCGGGCAGTGCTGCTATGCTTTTCTCAACGTTGCCATGGATGATTACATCACGCTTGGCATTTGCGAGCTCGTTGTCAAAATAATCAGTAAACTCCGGTATCTTACTGATGTCAGAGGTAACCGTTGCATACCAGGTCAAATCAACCCCCTACTATTTGTTACCACATATCTGGCCATTGTCTGTTACCTTTTGCATAATTTTGATGAGCTTCTAATATTTGCAAATTAGACGAGCAATGAAATCCTTGCACTCTTGTTGACGTGAGTGGTACGTTGTGATCAACGTGATGGTTAACACCAGTAAGTTTAGATCGCAACGTCGCCAACGCATATATTTCTTTAAGAAAAAATTTCTCAAACTCTGAATTTACCCATTTTGGAGTTGCATTTACTTTTTCACATTGCCTTCTTCTATTACGCTCATGTGTCTTGGCTGGGTCATCTGCATACCTTTTTAAGTCATGAACTCGCATTGTTGCTCTATTACGTTCTTTGTTTGCAACTTTCCATTTTTCATTTACTGCTCTTTTCTTAGCTGGGTCCGCCAAATATCTGTTGCGTGTTGCCAATTTCTTACATTCCTTACACTGAAACCCGCTACGTGCATAAAATTCCGCAACAGATTTTTCTGTGTTGCAATGCCTGCAAAACTTCATTTCTAAACTACGCATACTATTCGTCGTGGTCAGCGTTGTAATCGTCTTCTTCCTCGTCCTCATCAACAGCATATTCTTTGTATGCTTTAGCTAACTTAGAGTCAATGCCTGAAAATTCCTTTAGTTCCTCATCAGTTAACGAGTCAACCAAAAGTCCCATCAGTGCGTCAGCAGCTTCCTGCCTGTCCTTAGCGTGTATGTATTGTTTTAATGTGGTGTATGCTTCACCTAATAAGTCTACGTCAATCATAATATGTCTCCATTGCGTTATTTATTCCGCAACTTCAGTTTCTGCTTCTGAAACAGTAGTAAAACTAGTTGGGTTTGCCATCACTTCAGCCATCACTGTATCTAGTGATCCGTTATCATTTCTATCCCATGCTTTGCGGAACTGTTTGATTATTTTGCCGTCAGCGCACGTATACACCAAACTGTTGCCTTCTTTCTTCAGCAAGTTACGTTCTTCGAACAAGTCAGTCAAGCCTGAGTATGGGCTCATACCAGTGTCATACGGGATTTCAACCTGTACAGTTTCAAAGGGCTTAGAGTAGCGTGTTTTCATAACTTTACATGCTGCGCGAATGCCATTTACTGTTTTAGTCTTGTTGCCGTCAGCATCAGTTTTCAGTTTCAACTTACGCATAGCAACCACAATGGATGATGCGTAAATAAATCCTTGCCCGCCGCTAATCTTGTCGTCTGGGTCAAACATATCTTGGCTAGCGTAAGTGTGGTTAGTACACACCATGCCCACATTGTAGGAGCCAAACATGTTTACACAGTTACGCACAAGGCTGGTTAGTGCTTTAGGTTTACGACCCAAATCACCTTTCATTTCGCCAGCTTCAAACTGGTTAACGTCAGTTGGAGTAAGCAGCATGCCTAAACTGTCAACAACAAACAAAATCTTTGGTCGAGTACCCTCGTCCATCACTTTGTATTCTTTCATGAACTCTGAAATAGTTTTTGCTACGTCGTCGATCATACATAGGCTAAGTTTAAGCAACTTGCTAGGATCAGTGTCAACACCAAGATCAATTAGCCACTTTTCATCGAGTGCGTTTTCAGTGTCAATCAAGATTGGGAAGATGCCTTGATCCTGCGCATTTTTAATAATGTTGCCTGAGCAAATGTAGGACTTGCCTGCACCTGACTCACCAGCAAACACTGTTACCTTGCCAAGTGGGATGCCACGGTTAAAATCTGAACTAATAAGATAGTTCAAAGTATAGTTTCCAGTAGATACCCAATCTGTTGGGTCATTGAAACCGATACCAAGTCCCTCAATGGACTTTGTAATGCTTTTTCTAAATTTAGAAATGTCAAAAGCTTTTGTCATATATTTCCTTTAAAGTAGTGTAGCAGACTAATATGAATAATCCAAATAATCTGATATATTAATTTTCCTTAATGCATCTTGTTTACTAATAAAAGCATCTAGTTCAATTTGATTATTGCCGTAAATTGCTACTTGCTGCATCAATTGTTTAATTACTTCGTCATTAGTGGCAGCAAACTTATCCCTTGCCTTCAATGTTAGCACATTTTCATACCTTACATCCATTTCTTTAGGATTGTTCACCATCGACCACTTGATAGTTATCCCTACTGCTTTTGCAAATTCTATTATATGTTCAATATCTAAAATATTGTAAGCAGTTACAGTAACATTTAACGAACTGTTTATTTTAGGATATAAAGACCTGTACCACTTAATTGTCTTTACAACTACGTCCCACTTCAATGGCCATCGTGAATATTCAAAAACTTTGCTAACACCGTCTACACTTATAACAATATCAATGTCTATATCTTTATCCATCAGTGGCAACAGCTCATGCATTTGCCGTGACCCGTTTGTAATAATAGTAAGCTTTGACAAGTTTGGTGGTAAATCTGAAATAATCGCCGTGGCCTCTTTACTAAAACTTACTTCTCCACCTGTTAGTATCATTGAAGTAATACGATCCCTTGGCAATGCATTGTACTCATTAACGCATGTAATTGGTATAGATTCACGACCATGCAACCTACCAATACGAGTACTCAATCCTGGTCCACACATATGACATGCTGCGTTGCATTCGTTTGACACAGTTACATTCGCAAGCAAATAGTTAGGTATACTTTGCTGAGCATCTATTAGTAGCAATTCTTGCCTTGGACTTCGATTACCATCAATATCAGCAAGCACCGTTTCATCATGCTTACACTTACCACAACCCTCTGGCCAGATCTCTTGTGCCATAAGTTCACGGCATTCAGAAATCCACTGACTGTTAACCATCGACTCGTAATTAGTAAAGATAGGCATCACATGTTTGTTAATATTGCAGCAAGGACGAAAAACATATCCGTCCTTGTTGCCATTAATTTTTACATAATGCCCCTCAAATCCGGGGCAACGCATGTTAACTTATGCTGTCTTTTGGCGATTGCGGATCATCGCAAGGATGTCCTCAGCACGTGATCCACCTGCTGCTGCGGCTGCTGGCACTTTAACTGGTGCCGTTGCCACTGGGGTGTCATCGTCATCAGCGTCAAAGTCTTCCGACTTAGGAGCCGGTGCAGGCGCTGGCTTTGCTGCTTTAGCTGGTGCTGGAGCAGGTGCTGCTTCTGTTGTGGTCGTTTCTGCTGTGTCAGCTGATTGGTAACCAGCTGGCTTGTAAAACTTACCCCACTTTTCTGGGTCGTACGACTCGCCGTCAACTGATGCGTGGAACATATCAACGATAATGTCCAGCTCTTCCTTAGTAGGACGCTTTGGCAAAAACTCTGCTAAGTTAAACAAGCCATTCTTTTCAATAGCTGCTACTTCGTCTACAGTCAATGCGTTTTCCTTACGTGCCCATTTGCTAGTGCTGTAATCAGCATAGCCGCCCTTGGAGGTCTTATTGACCACAAAGTCCAGACCGTTTTCGTAGTCTGTTGGCAAGTTTTCCAATTCTGGGTCCATCAATGCTGCACGAACCAACGCAAAAATTTGCGGGCTAATCATGAAACGACGAATTGGATTTTCTGGAGTCTTGTCTTCCTTCAACGGGTTTTCGCGAACGAAACCTTGGAACAAATATGATTTCTTTTTCCAGTATTTACGACCCATTTCTTCAAGGGACTTGTCCTTGAACCAAGGACGCACTTCAGACAATACTGGGCATGCGCCCATGTCTGGCCACATTTCAATGCAAGGTACTTGCACAATTACTTGTTTGCTGTCAGCTTGACCTTTAATGCCGTTGAACGGCAATTTGAGCATTGCTTTCTCAACCCAAAAATAGTTATTTGCTGGGTCAGCGTCTGGCAAGAAACGCAAGCGAGCTACATCGCCCTCATTGATATTCCAGTGTGGGAAAGTGGCGGAATCGCCAAATCTGCTTCCACCTGAGGTAGCTTTTGTTTCTTGATCTTGGAGTTTTGCTCGGATTTGAGATAGAGTAAGTGCCATATAATATTCCTTTGTAAATTAAGAGATGGTCTCGGTTTTGCTTGGATAAACTATCCACGGCATGTAGTTAGTCTAACATACTTATTTATGCCGTCACGATATATTTGAAGAATAAATTTGCTTCTATCTAGCCATTTTACAATTTTCAAAATGCCATCTTGACATTACATTTATTCCGCCAGTCTTTTGGCAGTGTGGACAGGTGACTGTTGGCCTAATTTCAATTTTCTTTGAACAATTTTCAAAATGGTATCTTCTCATATTTGATTCACCGCCAGTTTTTCCGCAATGCGAGCAAATTATAATTTCTTGTGGAATGCCTTTCTTTGGGGATTCTTCACCCTTTCTGCCAGTTGGTCTTCCTTTCAATTTTGCTGAAACTTTAGGGCCAAATGATGCGGATTTAGGTATTCCTCGAGTTGCGACTGATTTGGCTATTCGGCTTCGCAGTGATTGCGGCCCAACTTTTCTACCTTTGGTGCTAGTTTTAAATCGTTTCTTATTTCCATAGTGGCAATTTTTATTTAGAAGCAATGGATTCATCCAATTCTCAAAGATCAATTGTTGTTCGAAGTCGTATGCGTCGTTACCAGTGTCAAATTCAGCTACAATAATCCAATCGTATTCATCAAATCTCGGATTGACTACTTTTGATGAAGTTCTATATTCAAATAAATCTACGTCAGATGTTCTATTTACTCTTACATTGTCCTCACGATAGCCAATATAAATCTCACCTGTGATTTTATGTATCCCCACGTAAACATATGGCTTTACTTTGCTTGACGCATAAATATTCATGCTGATTGTCTCCTTACGACATTAGAGTAGTTGGGCCGGCCAGCCGCGAACTACACCTTTATTTATCAATCGTATTCGTGGTCGTATGGGTCTAGACCAAACTGATTTATTTTAAATCATTCAATATCATTTCTTGAGTTGATCGTGCATTCATTAAGATATCCGATAATAGCAATGCATCTGGATGCAAATGACTAGTAAATAATGGAATCTCAACAGCCATATGAGTAGAAACATATTGGCCAATTATATCAACAAAATCAGTCAAATTCATTTCAACTAATCCAGATTTGATTTGAAAATAATAGTCACTGACCTTAGCGAGTACTTCTTTATGCTCACTTGCATGTCTATCATAATCAAAATAATTGAATTTTTTCATTATTGCCTCCTCACTCGCAAAATGATAGTCAACATAATCTAGAAGTATTTCGACTGCACTTAGAGTCAATGGCTCTTCACCCTTGCTTTGTTGCAACTTAATTTCATGAAGCATATCAGCTAAGATTTGGTGTTCTTTATCAATGATATCTAACCCTGTTTTCATGTCATATCCTATTTTATTTTTACTTATCCCAATTTGGTAGCTATGACATCATGTATTAAGTTACCACCCACATTGTAATGTTTGACAACATTATTTACCGCGATAGAATCGTTTGCTGCATACGTGTTTGCCGTTATTACCTTTCCACCAGTTAGCTCAATTCTTATAAAATATAAAGGCAGCTTGCCAGTTGGATTTGAATCAATCATTGGAGCAATTGCTTTTTCTTTTTTAATTTCAAGTTCGGCTCTTCTATCGCTTGTATCTTTATTTTGAAAAGTATTGACCTGCCTGATTGCTCGTGGATTTATTACAACACCTTGGTATTTTTCGTTGACATGGATAATGCCTTCACCTTCATCAATGACTGCGTCGACATCAATCATTCTAAATATGCTGTTCCAAATCACCGATGATCGTGGGGCAATAGCGTTACGTTTTTGTGGTCCGCTGTAGTTACTTAACGCATATAAAATATACCATAGCATACCGCCGTAAGTGTCGACTTTTGCTTCTGATGCTGCTTCACGAGCTAAATCAGCAATGTAGACATAACATTCTTTTTCTGTCAGAAAAACAAGTGGGGCAATTCTGTGGACATTTGCCATTAGTTTGCCAACATAGGTTTGATACTTTTCTCTACCCATGTTGGAAATATCTTCAACATTGCCCACTATCTCAAATATTTGTATATACGGAGCATCATCTTGAAACGGCATCTCAAGGCCATCAACTTTGTTTCTTATGTAATAGTCAGCTGGATAAAAATAAACGCCTACTGGCGTATTGTATGTACTACCAGGATTTATCCCAAGTTTTGGCAAGTTAGTCATGCTAACACAAAAATTTTTTGTGTATTTGCCTTTTGTAAGCAAATATTTTACCGCAGCTTCGTGTCCTTCTTGTTTAACATTCAGAGTAGGGTTACGCCGTAGTTCTGATAAAAATTCTGTTGATCGCATTGTGTATTTATCCAATAGGAAGGGCGACCGAAATCGCCCTTCCTATCATCAAAGCTGATATTTACTTTTTCTTTTTATCCCATGGCATTACTTTCTTGCCATCTTCATCTTTTTCATCGTCTTTGCTATCGTCATCTTTCACTTCTTCTTTCTTGTCGTCTTTTTCTTCAGCTTCTTTGATAATATCTGAGTACTTACGGAAAAATTCTGCGCCTGATAATTTTGTGTTTGTTGCTGCCATTTTGATCTCCAGTATAGTTATTTAGTATAATCCAGCTAATCTACGCATTTCGGCTAATGCCGCAGTGTCGCGTTCGATTGATTCTTGCTGCTGTTGCTGTTCGTCTGACTGATTTTGCTGTGGTTCTGGTTGAGCCTCAGCGTCTGGTTGTGGTTGCTGCATCTGTTCTTCCCCGCCTTGTCCCATATTTGCTTCAATACGTTTGCCAATGCTTGGCATGTTTGCCATCAACCAATCGTAAACAATCGGGCGAACGTCCATATCTGGGCTGCCTTGTGACGCATCGTAAATGCGGTCAAACAGATCATCATCACCTAAAATGTCGTATAGTGCTGCTGACGCATCTTGCCCGTCAACACCAGCAACTAACACATTAGACATCAACTCTTGAAGTTCTTGCATTTTCATGTCATCTTCTGGTATTGCCCATGTGCCTTCTTCAAGTTGGTCCAAATTTTCAGCAAACTCTTGTATTTGCGATTCTATTGTTGTTTTTTTCATAGTAGTATATGCTTTATGTACGTGCGGCAACGCATCTTCTAATCGTGGGTCAAAGTTCTTCTGCGTAAACTTGCTACGCATTGTATCTAAATCAACGTCGGATTGGTCCGTTTCTGGTGCCCATGTTTCTTTAAACACATGGTAACCGCGGTTGCCAGAGATTTTGTGTAGTATATGGTGAATAGTGTGGTAGCGTTCTTTTGCAGCTTGTACCATGTCCGTTGCTTCGTGATCTTCAAACGTTTTATTGCGTGATCCTTGTATGAACTTACGCATTTTTGCCATTTCTTGCACCAAATCAGTGGTATATTTGCCAAAATCGTCATTGATTTGACCACCATTGGCAATATGCATACCTAATGCTTTAGCACCACCTAAATGTGTGTGCGGAACCTTCAATCGCTGTCCATCACCGTCCTCAACGTAGATAGCTTGTATTTTTCTACTGCGAGCACCGTGCACTGACTCATCAACTGAACCAGTGTGACGTATAATTAGGCGTGTATTTTTAGATATTGGCGAATAACTTGTTTTAGTGGAGCCGTACATTTTGCCTTCAGCAACTTGTGTTTCACCAGTGGTCTCTATGCTGTTGTTCTTAGTAAGGTATTTTAAGTCTTTAACTTCCAAGTTATTACGGCTAATGTCGCGAGCATCAAATGATAGCAGATTGCGTCGTGAAAACATCCGTATGTCGCGTAGGAAGTCGTACCACTCAATTTTTTGTACTTCATCTAGTTCCGCTGTGAGGTTCTTACCAAAAAACAGTTTTAACGCTTGTTCATCAGCGATACTTATTGTGACGTTACCAAAATTCTCGCCATCCTTAGCGATGTAATCAAAACTAAAGATTCTAGCTTTTGATGGTTCAGTAGTGGCCTTGGCATTTTCGTCGCCGACAGACACTTTTTCGAATCTGGCACGAATCTTTTCAAATAATGCTTCTGCTACTGTATCTGCTTCAATCATAGTTATCTCGTTGTATTACTTATTTATCCTACATCATGATGAACGGTAGAGGTAAAATTTCTTGCTCTAGCGATCTCATGTGGGAATCAATGTCAGCGTCATAGTTTTGTAGGCTCTGCATGATACGCACTGTTAGCAGTGTCGCAGCTACTAGGTCATCAGTATCGCCAAGTCGTGCATTAAATGTGTTATTTGAAGCTACAAATGTTTTTAACTCGCTGATCAAGTTTTTACTGTTGATTTTTAACTTACCGTTTTCTACAAGTTGTTTGAATTTAGCGCATACAGTTAGCTTAGACTTATTTGTAGTTGTAAATCCTTTGCGGTGCTTACCGTTCTCAGATATAAACACACCCTTGAAGTTTTCCTCGCCGATCTCGTTTATAGCTACTAACGCAGCTTCACCCAACCCATTGTTTTCAATGCTGTAATAAATCTCATTTTCAGTACCAGTTGTTTCATACAAATACTGAATAATCTCTTTGAGCAAGCGTATTTGTGCTTGTATAGTGGTCTTATTATTTTGCCACTCGCCTACTTGTTCAAACGATGGTAACTCGTAAATTTCTAACGCGGCAAAGTCACCACCCGTTCCCAATGATGGATCTAGGCCAATCAAATAAGTAGATCCTTTTTTAGGCTTTTTAAACCAACGAACTTGACCTTGCTTTTCTACTGGGTCCGTGCCTACCATGTTAGCTAAGTGCATCGCGTTGATAAGTGTTTCTTCAAACACAATAGGACGGCAGTTATGTTCACGATCAAATCGTTCATCGCCGATGCGGCCGCGTTCATCTGATGCCCATTGCTCGTCTCGATCTGGGTGTTCGTTCCATAACGCAGTAAACGCTTTAAACCCGTTCTTGCCTAGAGAGGTTTGATTTCCAAACTCGTCTATTGTTTTATTTGCCTCTAGCCAAATTTCCCAGAACTGATCTTCGTCTGAGTTTGGTGTTGATGTGATAATCGCTTTACCGCCTGTTGACAGTGTTGGCGACATGGAAGTCCAAAACTCTTTAGCAATGTTGTGCGGCACGAATGCAAACTCGTCCATGTAAAGTAGCGTAATAGATAAACCCCGGCCAGTATTTTCAGTAGTGGTAGCTGATATAAGGCGAGACCCGTTTTCAAATTCTATACTACCTTTGTTATAGCTCGTTGCACCTGCTCTAATGTGATTAGGCACAGATTCATACGCATAGCGAATACGCTGCATGATTTCCTGTGAACCCGTGTACTTGTGCGCAGCTACTAGGATTGTGCTGTCTGGTTTAAACATAGCAAACCACAATAAGTAACCTGCTGCTGTCGTTGTTTTACCTAACTGCCGTGATAGTAGGTTTATACTAAAACGATTTGTGTGGTACGAGTGTGCTAACTGCTTTTGATACTCGTACGGCTGGTATGGAATGCGACCGCGTACAGGATGCTGAATGAAGAAATAGTTGTCTAAAAAATAAGCGTAGCCCGTGTCAGGGTCAGCGCATTTCAGGAACTCTGTTACCTGTGCGTCTGTATAGTAGTCTGGTTTATGTGCTGGCTTTACCAGCACTGTATCTAATGTAGGAGCAGCCATTATTCTCTACGTGGCAACGGCTTACGTGTAGCAACGATGCTTTGGTGGTTTGTGTCTGTAGGTTCAGAACTTAATCTACTTGTAATTTGCTTTGCTGTTTTACCGACACGTTTTAACCCAGCGTTTATTATATCCTCGTCTGCTTGTGTATAGCTTAGAGTAGTAGGATTATCTCCAGTGACCCCGTCAGGATCGCCCTTAAAGGGATGCTCTGGGCGGCCGCCTGCTGCCATGGCCATCCCTAATCTATATAAATCGTAATATTGGTTTACACCCTCAAGTGATTTTAATCCTGGTATACCTTGATGGTGCCAAGCATGTATTTCACCTTCAGTGATAAATTCAGATGCTCTCATATGTCGGTTACCTCTGGTCCATACCATTCAATTGTTCTATATTTATTACGAGTGTTTATTCGAGCCAGCATCACATTTATGCTTTCCTGTAGTGGTTTGGGCGATGCCATCCATACAACATCTTCTTTTTGATTATAAATTTTAGTGTTAACATCCAACATATCCCTAATAGGTATAATATCACCTGTATCAACATTATATCCACACACTGTGAACCTACCTTGACGGTATAATTTCTCCCATAGCCCTTTACTGCCACCTAAATTTCCAGATGTTTGAGAAAAATCTGATAATATAGTAATACCATCATTCATAATAGCATAATCATATAAATATGATCCGTATCCTTGAGTTTTAAATTTTTCTTCTATTTGTGTCAATCTTACTTGATAAAACTTTCCTTCTTTTTCAAGTTGTAGTATTCCAACCACATCCATATAACCTTTACTACTATCAATGAGCCCATACCATAACTCATCTCCGTTTACATATTTCCTAAGTTCCAACTCATTGATTACGTCAACTATTGGCGATTTTGCAAAATATATGGATTTGTACCTAACTTCCTCATCTCTACCCAATGGTGATGTAATCGCGTCAGTGATAAATTCAGATGCTCTCATGCTGGACTAAATGGATTTTTATAACGATCGTATCCGTCGTCTTCTGGATATACTGGATAATCGTCATCAGTTCCGTACATTTTAATACCCGCTTAGTTTACGTAATGCATATATCGCACGATCATCTTCATCTTCGTCATCATTTTCACGATCTTCCTCGTCGGCATAATCGTTGTATTCAACATCAGAGGAGTGAAAGCTATGCTTACCGTGGTTATATAAATTCACCACGATAAACGACTTTCTTTCCTCGTTGTCAAAGCCAACTACATCGCCTGTCTTACCAGAGAACTCAACATTGCCAGTAATAACTACTGGGTCACCCAAGTTTAATTCCCTAACTCCGTACTTGCTTTCCGCAGGGTTAGGATAACCACTTGCTTCGCTGCCATTCACTGGGCTAGCAGAATCCGTTGGGGCTTCTGCTAACTCCGTGATAAACGATTCAGGAAGGTAAGACTTAAAGGATTTCATTTTGCTTTCATACCTTTTAGCATTGTTTGATAATCTCTCATCAACTGTGCTGTTTTAGATTCGTTTGCCATTGGGTTGTTACCTGGGTTAGTCATTGGGTAACGACGACCTTGGCCATCCTTGTCACCACGAGCAGTACCATAGCCTGGGAGGATTTTCTCGTGTGGTTCGTTGGCATAATCTTCTTCAACTTCAACTTCAGGCTCTGCCGACATTTCCATATCACCAGCTGGCTCTTCTGATGGTACTTCAGGTGCTAACTCTGGCTCTGCACCCATTTCAGGTTCAGCGTCCATTGCTGGATCTTCGCTTGGTCCATCCATCATACCCATCATGTCACGCATTGATGGCTCTGCTGCTTGTGGTTCGTCCATGCCCATCATGTCGTCTTCAGGTGCTGCATCCATGCCACCCATTGCTGGTTGAGCATCATCTAACCCGCTTAGTTTGCGCAACACTGCTAGCACATCATCTGTGCCAGACACGCTGAGATTCATATTTGCGTCTTCGTTTACTTTAGGATTTACTTTGCCAGATCCACCGCAATGTGAACATGTTTGTGCTTGCATGTTATTGTACGATTTTTTCTCTTCTTTTCCAGTGCCATTACACTCTGGGCAATCAACTTTCTGTTGCCTTGTTTTTGCTTTAGATTCGTTTAACATATTGCCCTTATTAATTTTGCTATCGCCCATATAGCGTCCTTGACCGTAGCCACGGTTATCGCCAAAGCTACCATTATTAGTAGTGTCTGGTCCTGGTGCCACTGGTGGGCGAGCTGCTGCGTCTGCTGCACGTTTAGCATCTAATGCTGCACGTTCATCTTGTTTTTGCTGTGGTGTTACAACCCGTGCTGTAGCAAAACGCTTAGAGCCGTCTGGGTTCTTCATGTTGTTTGCCATAGCAGCAAAGTCATCTGCCAAGCCTTCGCCTAGCTCTTTAGCGCCACCAAAACTAATACGCACTTCTTCACCGTCCATAGATTCTATAGTAGGCTGTGACGAAATTTGTGGATTAGAGCGTAGCAAGTTCATAACTGCTACTGCTGTTGACTTACCAATAACAACTAGGCCATTTTCAAAGAAGAAGTCTAAACCTTCATCAAATCCCGCATCTGTTAAAATGTTAGAGACAACTTTTTCCAAGCCTTCAACAATAACTGTGCCATCATCTGGAGTTGGATCTAAGCTATCTTCACCAATGCTTTCTTGAGGCATCATATCGCCGCCCATGCCTTCCATTGGAGGCTCGTAACGCTCATGGCTTGATAACTCTTCTGCTGAGTCCATATAGCCTGGATCTGGGTTTTCAGGATTCAGTCCTAAGTCTTGCTCTAATTGTTTTGCTACCCATTGCACTGGATCACCAGTGCGGGCTTTAGCTACGCCATAAGGCATTTCACCAGCGTGTAGGTAATGGTCAAAAAACTCTTCATACATTGGGCCGTCATCTAACTCGCCAAACTCTTCAAACTGTTTAGCTTCATGCGGATACTTTTTAAGTATAGCTTGTAACTCTGGGTTCACATTTCCGTCGCTTTCATCTAACCCTAGTTTAGACAGCTCTCTATCTAGCCGCTGTGTTACCCATTCGTATGGATCACCGTCACGAGCTTTCATTGTGCCGTATGGCATTTCGCCATTGTTACAGTAGTGATCGTACAATGCATCATACAAGTGATCTGCTAAGTCTCCACCTTCTTTAAACTTTGCTGTCTCATGTGGGAATCGGCGTAACACTTTAGCTAGGCCCGAATCAGACACATTAAACTGAACACCTTCAACTATTACCTTGAACAATTTACGAGTTTTAGTTTCTTTTATTAAAGAATAATTTTCTGCATCTTGCATTTTAGCCCTGGCAGACTGCGCTACTCTAAAATCTGGATATGGACCACCAACTTTTTTTCCAGATGTTTTACTTACGATATACACTTTTCTAGAACTTGTAGCTGGCGTTTGCGACCTTGAAGCTCGTGGGCTGAATTGATTATTAAACTCATCTTCTGCTGCTTTGCCAAGAGCTGCTGCTGATGGTGCTTCATCAACTTGCTCTTCTTTAACTACTTCACCTCTGCGCTTTAGTTCAGCTTGTGCTCGTTTTATCTGACCTCCGGTACCAAAAGTTGGTACTCCACCACCACTATGTTTAGCAATATATGCCTTCAATCTTTCAGTAGGAATTTTAGTTAAGTCTTGGACTGCTTCATCAAGTTCTCCAGTGGATTCATTAGCTTTTTTACGTGCTAAACTTGCTGCTTTCTTTTCATCTTTTTGCTGCTGTTGCCAAGCTTTGTGATCAGCATCAGTCATAGGCTTCTTTAGAGCCTGATTCTTTGGCCACGGTGTATTCTTTGCTTCGTCCACTGGCTCTGCTTTAACAGGCCTTACTGTATACTTCATCTTGTAGTAGCCGCGCTCACCTGGAGTTAGCTGACTGTTTCTACGTTTTGCAAATGCTATTGCTTCTTCCTTGGAGTCAAAAGTTTTCTTAGGAGCATCGTTCTTTTCACCAACGCTGCCACCACTCATGTATACACCAAACTTAGTAGCACCTGCTGATTCATTAACATCGTCTGCTCCATTGGATTTATCTTCTTCCCATTGCTTACGTGATAGCTTACCGCCTTTAGCCTTGTATGCTAAAAACTTGTCATGCGGCTTGTCTTCTGACTCTGCATCCCAATCGCGTTTGCCAAATGCTGGCCTGTCGTTATCTTCGCTTTCAGTAGTTGCTTGTTTCTTTTCTTTTTTAGCTGCCTGCTCTTTTTCTTTTTTAGCCTTTGCCTCTGCTTTTTTCTTTTCATCATAGGTGCCAAATAAGTTACCATTCTTTACTTGTCCAAGAGTGCTTTCTTCAGTAAGAACTGTTTTAGCTGGCGTCTCAAACGAGGCTAATTTTGCGAGAATATTTTTCATTGAATTTTCCTTAATTTGCAATTTTCAAAATGGTATCGTTTCATGTTTGGGAAGCCGCCAAGTTTTTGGCAATGTGGACATGTTACTTTAATTTTGCTTGGATTATTGGTAACCAAATGGTGAGTTCCTGATTTTACTCTATCTGATGCTAAACTTGAGCCATCTTCACGACGTAATAGGTGATGTGTTTTATTATTAACCCGATCTTTTGACAAACTTGACCCATCTGCTCGCGTTAGCAAGTGGTGAGTTCCATTTTCAATTTTTTTCTTATTTGTCTTAACTGCGTGTTCACTACCTAACCAATTATGTGTGCCATTTGCAACACGAGCATTGGCAGATTTCCTTGCCACTTCTCCGTCTAAGAACGGATTAGTGCCATTTGCTGACCGACGCAAGTTATGCATGGTAGAAAGTTTGCTTCTCTCTTCTGAACTTAACACTGGAAACTTCATTCTTTTATCTATTAATAAGCATGCTGCATAGTCACCCCGAGAATAATGAATATCATAATGCTCTTTAATACTTACTGCTATTAAATTATTAACATCATTATTTTGGTGATTACCATCGATATGGTGAATATCAAATGTTCGCCCATCACTATCCTTTGGAATGGCCCCGTGTTGTTCCTCGAAAATTTGTCTATAATGCATCATATTATTTTGCTTTTGTATTCACAATGCTCTTATTATTTTGTGGGAGATCGTTTGTTGATTTGGAACTAGTTTTTTCCTTAGCGACAAATTCCATCTTCTGAGACTCAAGTTCTTTAAGCATGCTGTCCAAACGACGTTGTCCAACTTGTGGTTGCCCATCTTCGCCCTTCTCTAAATCCTTAGTAAGCAATGCTTCTTTTTTGCTATCAGCCTCAAGTTCTGCAACTGCTTCTTCGTCTGTTTGATTTGCTGGGGACACTTTGATGCTTGCTAATTGAAATCTACCTTGATCGCTAATAACTTGGCGCAGTTGAGCGTCAGTGCATGGTAGTTTTACAGATGCAGTCATTAAAAATACATCGCAGCCTTCAGCTTGTGAGAATTCGTTTTTCTGTGCGTCTGGTGGCAAACGCTTTGGCTTGCTAACAGTGCCTAAGTCATACGCTTTTAACGCATGCTCTAACCTGTCTTGCGCATCGCTATCCATATCTTGGCAAGCGATTTTTATTTTAAAATCGTAAGTTTGGTCGCTTTCGAGTAAAAAATGAGTAAATGGTTTAAACATAAAATGTCCTGATTATTTACTTATTTATCTTTTTTGTGCTCTACGCAGTTGTTGAGCTAACGCCATTCGTTGCCGCACTTCGACAGATCTTTTCTGACCCGTATTGCTCGCCCGTTGTTTCGCAACTATTTCAGGTGACACTTTTTTGCCGGCGCGAGCTTTACTCATATTCTGTTTAGTTAACTCAGTAACGGGTTTCCTAGATTTATTGCCAAAATGCATTCGTTCAATTGTTTCTGGCGTTTTGACACGTCCTTTATGCCAAGATGGCTTACCTTTCAATGCTTTAGATATTTTAGCTTTAGTGTCATTTGATATTGGGTGCCCGCCCTTGAACCGAGTTTTTTGATAAAAACACGATTTGTTTAACATAAGAGGATTATCCCAATTTTCATGTATTAACTGTTGTTCACAATCATAAGCATCATTACCTTCCGTGAATTCCGCTACTACCATCCAATCATATTCATTGAAATTTTCCTTAATACTTTTTACTGAGGTTTTATACCTTGGGAAATCTACAGTCGAAACCCTGCCAAGTGCTATATTTCTCTCACGATACCCAATGTAAAAATGTTTAGATACTTTATGAGTGCACAGGTAAACATACGCACATATTTTTGTTGATGAATATTCAAGCATATATTGTTATTGCATGGAAGATTTATTTCCGTCATGTTTAGACAAAATTTCTCGCAACAGGGCGTTGCGATCAAGCATTGTCCCTTTGCCCTCAATGACATCTGCTGCTGGCGCTTTGCTATTTGCTGCTTGGTCTAGCCGCGCTTTCTTTAGCTGTAAGTCAACCATTTTCAGTTTCTTGTCCATTTTTGCCATTTTGGCAGTCAATGCGTGGCCAAGTAGTGCGGAGGCTGACTGGAATATTTGCCCGCTTACACGAGGGTCCACATTCATTCCATAATCTACCATATCCGTAAATGTATCTTGTGCTAGCTGCGCTAGTGCATCCATTTCCGCATCGCTAGCATCTAAGTCGCGCACAGTGGGTAAAGCTAAATCAATCTTGTCAATAGCAGCATTAATCTCTGCTAGACTTGTTTTAGTTTCTTCTGATTTAGCTAGTGATTCCTCAGGTGTAGGAGCAGGAGTAGCATCGCTAGGTTTGGGTGCGGGTGGAAGGTTGAATAGGGATTCTAAAGTAGTAGACATGCGGTATTTATCATTTTCCGCCGCGCCATAAATCATTTTCTGTCACTACACGAAATGTAATGTTCTTGCTAGCGCAAAATGCCCTTGCTGCTGTCCATTTTGCCATATTAATAGCTACCATCGCTACGTCGTGCCTGCTTTTTGCTGCTTCCATTGTAGTCTCTTTGCTCGGCTTGATCTCTATTAGCTCTGCGTGTGTTTGCCCGTTAGCGTCTATGTAGACCATAAACACGTCAGGAACGTAGGTTGTATTTTTGCCAGTTAGCGGGTTACGATACGGAATACGAATGCTTTCGCTAGCCCACTGCGTTATGTTTGGGTGGTTGTCTAGGAATAAAAAAAAAAGCGTGTTCCCATGAACTACGAAATTTTATTGACCCTTTACCCACATATTTTTCTGGGTGTTTGGGAATATAAATCCCCTGAGAATATTTTGTCATAATGCTATCCTGCTTTAGTTTTTAATTTTGACTTTATACCTACATATCTAATATTTTTCAGCATAATAAACTCGTCTTTTGTTACCCTACAATTTGTGCGGGTTGTCAAGTCAAACGCAGATACCATACCTTTACTATTAGCTGACATTTTTGCTATCCAACTATTTCGCTGGTCTTCTGTCATATTTGACTTTGATTCAGCCATGCGTTGTCTTGTTTGATCAGACCGTAATGGAATGCCATTTTTAATTGAATACTCTTTTAATTCTTGATGATACTTTTTCATATTAGATTTATGGGATTCAGATTTTGGCTTCCGCATCTTTTGCTTAGTATTTTCTGACCTCAATTTTCCTTTACCACCTGCAGACACTTTTTGTTTATGTTCGGCAGTGAGTGTCCGACCCTTCGCCTTTTCTGATATTTTTCGTTTAGTTTCTTCAGTTTGAAAATTCCGTTTAAATCGTTTTCCTTGCTTATGGCAATACCCATTTAATAACAATGAATTTTCCCAATGTTCTAAAATAAGAGATTGTTCAAAATCATACGCATCATTGCCATTGGAAAATTCAGCAATAATAAACCAATCATACTCGTCAAAATTTGGTTTGACCACTTTAGATGAAGTCCTATATTGATATAAGTCTAAATGCGACGGCAATGTATTTGCTTCGCGATACCCGACATAAATCTCACCTGTGATTTTGTGTATTCCCATATAAACATATGGTCTCACTTGCTCTGATGTATATTTTGTCATTATGGGAGAATGGTACGTGCTATATATTTGCTAGCGGGTGCTGCTTTGCTCATGCCTAAGTATGAAGTGCCAACACGATTGAGGTTTAAAAACATCGTAAGATATGCGTTTAACTCGCCCTTGGGCATTTTAGCAAACTGCTGTAGCAATGTCATGAAATCTATCCCTTGTACGCCAGCAGTATAGATAACTGCGCCAGCCAATAACCTGGCACTCTCTTTGCCTTCTGTCATTTTCTCAAAAAAGCTAACAATAGCACCGTCCACATCTTGTGATATATCAAAAGACGGCTTAAAAAAATTGTTAAAGTAGTCAGTAGTATTGTCTACTTTTTTCGAAGGTAAGTTATTATATCCAGGCATTAGAATCCTTTGCGTGTACTATTGTCATTGCCAGTGCCATCTGCTGCTGGTGGTAGGTTTGATGGAAAACTAGGTGGACTGTAGGCTGGCGGCGTGTTAGTAAAAATACTGCTTACTTTATTGCTCACTGCTGAACCTGCTGCTGATAAAGTTGCTGCCGACGGTATATTTATTGACGCAAACGGATTTTTACCAGTGGTGATAAGTTGCTTGCCCATACTTAACGCTTCTGACGCTATCATCCCGCCAAGGTCCGCACCCTTTAATCCACTTGCTGATCGCATACCTTTAAAAATTGCACTGCCAAAGTTTCCGTTAGCTAAGTCCCCAGATATTTCACTTACTGCATCTAACAGCCCGCCTTGTCCTGTAATACTCTGTGAACCACCGCCAGCAACACTAAGCGGCGATGGTCTCTTATCGTAATGTAAATTTAAGAATCCCATCACTGAGTTGGCAGATACTTTACCGTACCCATATAATACTGATTCATATATAACCGTCATTGTATGCTGCATTACGCCAGACCCATCTGAGGAGTTATGTTCACCGTGCTGGAAGGATTTAATCATTGGGTTGATTAGAATGTATTCGCTAAACTGTTTGTTGTGTAGGGAATATATTTTTATCGCATTCAAGTAACGTTCACGCTTAACATCACCCGTTGTTGACCCACGTATAGTGTAACCCCAGTCTTTAATGTCACGGGGGTTAATAAGTTCCTTATTCACGTTATTCATACGTGTTAGATTAGATGTTGTTGGCACGTCAGAATTTCTATAGTAATACTTGTAGTAGTCATACCAAAAATTACGCACACGATCAGCAGAGTCATCATGAAAAGTAATGTTTACTGGATCGTAGTGTATCTTTTTCTGAACGTTATGAGGCCTGTTATACGCATTGAGCGTATCCGCATCTATTGTAAACTTTGGCAACGAGCATTGTTTAACCATCATGCCCATTTCAGTTGCATTACCGGAATCATTCATTCCATTTATTGGGCCAGCAAGTTGATTTATGTCAAAGAATACATGATACAAAAATGCTTGCTTTGGCATTAACGCATAGTTGTCAGCAACAAAAAGCTTCGATGCGTGATCCCAATCTTTTATTTTGTCGCCTTTAGCAACTTGATTAAGAAAAGTTCCTACTCCGCCGCTGCTAGATATCCCTTTAACCAATGCAGTTGCGGCCAATGCAGTGCCAGCTAAACCAACCACTGAGCTAAATAACGATCCCGACGATGGCGCCTCTTGTCCTACTGCCCCACCAGTTGGGTCAGAATCTGAAGGCGTGTACTGTGTCCCCGCTGATAACCTTGCATCAGCTGGATTAGCGTCTGGCGGGGCTTCTTGGCCAATGGCAGCACCTTGAACGGCTTGCACTGAACTATTTTTTGCCGCTATCTCCGCATCAATAGTTGGGCCTGTTACACTCATTGCTGCAACTTGCGCTTTTACTGATGGATTCCATAATGCAAATCCTGCTGTTTTATCAGCTGGATCTAAATTATCAAGTGCTGCTTTTGCGGGAGAAGTATAATCTGTAGCTACTGCTAATAACGCAGCTCGTTCGTTTGCTAAGGAATTAAGTTGATCCTCTGCATCTATCGCTGTTGGGTCAACAGCCTTAGTGCGGTTGTATATATCAACATACTGCGAATCAAGTGATGCCATACCCGCGTTGGCGGCGGCTAATGCTGCTTGTAATTCGGCTAATGTTGACATCAAGATTCCTACGTTATCTTGTATTTATGCTATGAAATAACTGCTCATAAAACAAAAGGGGCATAAAGCCCCTTTTTCTTTTGTGTTAAAGTTATTAACCTGTTACTGCTTGACCTAAAGTACGGCCAACGTCTGTACCAATACCTGTTCCTTGCGGAGTTTGCAATGCATTGTCCATCATAATGTTCAATGTAAGTTCGACTGGCTCGTTTGCACCATAGTCTACATCACCGTACTCAACGCCAGTTAGCAAGCAACCATACATTTCCCATGTTTCGAGGATTTGTGGCTCATGAGATCCATTACCGCCGTCTAGCATTTCTAAACGTGTAACAAACTTATAGTCAATACCAGACGCTGCTGATGATTGTTCCATAAAGTCGAATTGTTTTTGCATTTGCTCTGCAACTAACTTAGATACATTACCAGCAGCATCATCACGTAATACGCATGTTACGGCTTCCCACTTTGGTTTGCCTACTAGGTTTATTTTGCTGTTATATACATCAACAACAAATGTCTCAAATGTTGGGTTAGGACGCTTAAATGTCTTGACTTGCTTTGTTAACTCTACCTTGTTTGAACTTACACCAAAGCCTTCAAAAGAAACGCGGAAGCGAAACTTTAGTTTTGGCATTAACAAACCTTGCGCAGATGCACTCTGGTTAGTAGCCAATGGTACTGTAAATTTGGTTAGTGATGAAATTGCCATTTTGTAATTCTCCTTACTGTAGTGCCTACACTCTTATTAATATTTAGTAGGATTCAGTGATTTTTTTGCTATTTAGTATCGTGAATTATATGGGCAGTTAACTGTTGACTCCAATGCGTAAATACTTTATACTGGTTCAATATTATGAAAATACAATGCAAAATTTGCGGTTCTGAATTTGATAGATTTATTCATTGGACTCATCTTCGTGACCATGGTTTAACTAGCATTGAATATAAGAACCTTCATGGTCCTATTTCTATACCAGGAAAATTTACACTACCAGAAGAGCGTAGACAAAAAATCTCCAATGGCATTAAAAAGTATGCTGATGATAACGCAATAGCAATGCAATCACGCACCGCGAAAGCGATTGCGACAAAAATTAAAAACGGTTATGATTTTGGATCAGCGATGCGTGGTAAAAAACAATCTGAGTCATCTAAAAACAAAAGTAGAGAGACCATTAAACAGTTAAATCAAAAAAGAAAAATACAATCAGATATAGTGATTACCAAGGCTCTCAATGATTCGAAGTTAGTATTGCACTCAAATATTATTGATACTGTAGTAAAATTGGAATGTTCAGTTTGCAATACTAACTTCACATTTACAAAACAATACTTGCAACCTTCAAAATTCAAACTTGAGTTATGCCCAACATGTCATCCAAGAAAAAAACCAATAAGTGGCAAAGAGAATGAAGTGTATACTTTTGTAAAAACACTTTGTCCATCTGCGGTGCAATCATATAGAAGTAAGTATCACAGCAAAGAAATAGATATGTTTATTCCAGAGTTGAACATTGGCATTGAGTTTAATGGACTATACTGGCATTCAGAAGATGTTCTTGAATCAAATAATCGTAATAAACATTCAGATTTTGAAAAAATGGAATGGGCTGAAAAACAAAGTATCAGACTAATACAAATTTTCGAGGATGAATGGGATTTACATCAAGATATAGTAAAAAGTAGGTTATCAAGTATTTTGCATTCTGCAATGCCAAGAGTGTTTGCAAGAAAATGCAAAGTTATAAAAATATCTGGAAATGAAGCAGCAATATTTTGTAACGCAAACCATATTATGGGGGCTGGACGCAGTAATACATGCTATGGGTTATTCCACGATGACACATTAATTTCTGTCATGACCTTTTCAAAATCAAATATATCACGAAAAGTAGCAGGGTGGGAATTAAATAGGTTTTGCTCATTAATTAATACCAATGTCATTGGGGGAGCATCAAGATTGTTTACTGCATTTATACGCGACGAAAAACCAGAATCTGTCATATCATATTCAGATAACAGATGGAGCAATGGGGGCGTATATGCGCAACTTGGATTTGACAAAATTAATAGTGGAACTCCCAATTATTGGTATGTGAAGCCAAATCACCCATCTCGGATTCATAGATTCACTTTACGAAAACCAGTTACTTGCCCAACAGGAATTACTGAGAGAGAACTGCGGTCAAGTGAAGGGTACTACCGCATTTGGGATTGTGGCAGTAGTAAATGGGTTTGGAATATCAAGTCATGAAAATGGGGACTTTAAGTCCCCATTTTTTATTTACCGCTAGACTTAATGCCGCCTGGGTTTTTCAACCTAATTGGAATGTAAATAAATTCAACATCCTTCATCGGCTCAATAGCCACGTCAACATACAACTCGTTGCGAGCAATACGACCATTGTCGTTATTGGATTCGTCACAAATAACCAAGTAATCGTAAACACCGCGTTTTGCGATCAAGTCGTTCAATGCGCTAGAGATAACTTGTTTAATCTGGTTACGTGTAATCGCATCGTTTGGCTCGAACAAGAAGCCATCACTTACATGCGACAAGATAGTACGAATGTAGTTAACTAAACGTGCTACGTTTACACGGTCCATTGCGCTAGCAACACCACTACGTGTCTTGTTACCGAAGTTAGTTAAACCAACACCTGGCAACAATGTCAACGGATTAATGTTTAACGTGTACAATGCATCGCGCATGCCTTGGTTGATACCATTGCGGATAAATGCGCCCGATTTGAAGTCAACATAGCCAATGTCAGTGGAGTTGTCGATCAAGCCGCGGCGTGTACCTGCGTATGCAAACCATGGGTAAGATACGTTATCGCTCTTAATAGCTGTGCGCAAAATCATGTGGCTAGCTGGTACAACAATAGTGTTACCTTGTAAGTCGTTAGCTAAACCAGATGGGTAGTAAACTGCCATGTATGGATCTGCTGTTGACAAACCATCGCCCTTAGCGTTAGTAGACCATGAGTTAACGTCCATAACCTTAGCTGGCAAGTGCATTGGTGTATCACCAATGATAAAGCCAGTGTTTTTACGATCGTTGTTCAACGCAACCATGTTGCTAATCAACTCTGGGTAACCTGGAGTTACTTGCAAGTTGAATCCAAAGCTTTCTTCGCGCACTGTATCGTTACCATCTATAGCAGCACGTAATGCCTTAACAACCATTACACGCTGAGCTTTGTGCCCCATGTATGGGGAGCCGTCGTTTTGCAAGCCGCTTGCTGTCATCCAAGTTGCTTTTTGTGTTGGCAATGAAATAGCGTTAGGGAAAGCATCTACGTTGAAGTAATTGCTTACGTATTGTTTGACGTTGAAACCTGTGCGGCGTAAGTTAAACAACAATGTGCCACGTGGGTACAAGCGGTGATCCGGAGCATCTAAGTCTGTATAATCACTAGTCAGCATGTCAGCAATCGTTGGCATAGTTCCTGCTACTGGATCTGCTGTGCCAGCTGTATCCCAACGTACATCAGCAAAAGCAACACCATTTTGGCTAACTACATCAGTATTGTCAAGCAATACCCACTTATTGCCATTGTAACGGGAAATTACTGGGAAGTTTTCCAAATCGCCAGTGTTGATCCACAAATCACCCGCTTCAAGAGCAGTGCTGTCAGACTGTGTAGTTGGAGCTAATGGTGCCATAATTGGGCCTGCTGGGTCAGTGTTGACTAAGTTGAAACCGCGAGCGTCGTTAGACACATTACGATAACCTCTCCAACCTGCTGTTTCGTTAATCATAATGTCAACATCAAGCGGGCTATTGTTAAACCACAATGTACCATCAACTGGAGCAGTATATGGTTGTGATGTTGAATAAGTGTAAATTAACGACGAGAAGTTAGACAATGTTAAATCACCAGTTGGCCCAACTCTAACACCAGTGGTTGCAGATGTAAACCCTGCTGCTGCTAATGCTGAACCTGCAACGTTTGCCAATCTAATCATACCGCCTGCGCGATGAGTGAACGTAATCACATTGCTTGCTGATACGCTGATGTCAACTTCAGGCAAATTAGCTGCTAGCACGGCAGTTACAAAATCGTCTTTGTTATTGCCATTAACTGTTATCATTGCTTGGTTAAACGTTGATATACCAGTTTGTGACGCACGAATAAGGAACGAATCACCAGATGTAAACGGTGCTGACGAAGCCATTGGTGTGCCAGACACTACTGTTTTGCCTTGTGTAGATCTGTAGAATGGGCGATATGTTACTGTACCGTCAGAGAGCACATTGCCCATCACAATTACTGTTCCTGCTGCTATGCCAAAGCCACCAGCATTTGGATCCATCCCAAAGATTGCTGCCTGCTCTGATAAGTATACAGATGCCGCCACTGGAGTCCATACATCATTGATTTCGTTGTATTGTTTAAACGCAAAATCTGCGCCATTGCCCAATACTGAAGTTTTTGCCCATACACTGCCGCTTGGTCGCGGTGTACTGTCAGTTGCTCTCCAGTTTGGAATGTTAATGTAAGAGCTGTAAGAAATAGTTGGTCCAGCGAATGTGCCAGTGGTAACACCCATTGTTGCCAATGGTGCTAGTGTGCCATCAACTAATGAAATCTTACCATCAGCATTAACACCGTCGCTTTGTGATGCGCTAGTTACATAAAATGCTAAACGACCATTAACCACTGCTGCACTAACGCCTGGAATAGCTGCGCTGTTAATAGTAGATGCTGCGGTGTTCACATCAGTGCCGCTAATAGTAATAGCAGGGCTGTTGTTAATAACTAATTGACTACCTGGGGTAATAGTTGGGTTAACTACTGTGCCTGTTACTGTTGCGTAAGCTTGCTGCCATTCTGCGCTGCCAACACGAGTCCAAACATTGTCACTGCGCTTGTAGAACAAATAGTTATTGTTGCTCACTGCAACCACTGCATAAGTACCAACACGGCCAACTGTTTGCAACGGTGTTAAAATGCCAGCGTTGTTAAACACTTGGCTTGCTGATGTAAGCACTGTTGGTGAAATAGCAGTAAACGCTTGGGATGCTGCATTCCAAACTTGGAAGCCCCACGCTGTCTTGTTCAAATCCAACCAGTAAGTACCGTTAACTGGATTACCGATTGGGCGAACTGCTGTGCCTTCAAGTTGCGCTAAGTCGATGTCAGCACGGATAATGTACATGCGGTTTACAGAGCCCAAAGCACTGTAAGCAGCCATTAAGCCGTATTCGTTTAATTCGTTGCCATGTAGCGGTGTACCTGCTGCGCTTGACTTGAATGTTGGATAACCAAAATTCGTGATTAAGTCGCGTTGTGAAGTAACTGCTAACAGTCTGTTAGAATTAATTTTTGCGGTGTATGGTGCAATTGAACCATTGAAAATTTTATTTTCTGCTGTTGCTAACAGGACAAACGGTACCGTACCTACTGCTGTAGAAACATATTGGCTTTCGTCTGTAACTGTGATCTCTAATCCTGGGGATACAAGCATGGGGAACTCCTTAAAACATTGTTAAAGATATTTATCACATCTATGCGAAAAAGTAGTAGTTCAGGTGTACTTTATAACGCACACCAAGTAAATACTGTATGCTTACCCGTATTCTATGCCCGTGCTGTAACGTTAATCCAGTGGCGATTAACTACTATAAGTATGGGCGCACGTATTACCGGAACAAGTGTGCTCAATGTTACCGAAAGAAGAAAAAACCCATGCCAGCGGGATGGGTTCGTTCAGGTTACAAGAAGAAAGAGAAGTGTGAGCAGTGTAACTTTAAGTTTAAGTTTGACTTACAGTCATCGGTTCACCACATTGATCAAAATACGCAAAACAATGACTGGTTTAACTTGCGAACTGTATGCGCTAACTGTAGCATTGAGTTATCGCAAAAAAATGCCACGTGGGTTAAACCAAAATCTAAACTAAGGCCGGACTTTTAAGAACTTTAGTGTCCACTACGCCATAAAGATCACCAAGACCTTTATTGTTGTTAATCACTACATCAAAATCACAGCCAACCCAATCCCACTCTGACCTGTGTATGCCTGACGTTAGCATATAGTCCATCGCATGTTTGCTGCTGTGTGCTTGGGACGCAATATCCCACCATTGTGGCAGATCACCACGCGAAACGCACACTGTGATTGCTCCTATGCCCTTCAGCATGTTAAGCTCGTTGACGAATCGTGCGTCACTGATAACAATGTTTTTGCCATACCCGTGGTCAAGCAGTCGTTTTTCTAAACTTGCTACCCAGATCTGATCATCAAATCCTTGACGACAAACTTCCGTTCCCCAATACTGCAACACCCATCGTGGGGTTAAGTGCGGCATGTTCATTTTGTTTGCCCACCATGGGTCTACTCTTTCGCGTATTTCCCGCGCTTCCTTAGTAGCACCTTCAAGCATTGCCCTATCCCAGCCAAAAACCGCTGCCACTGCGTCTTTTAAGCTATTAGCGAAGGACTCTTTTTCATATCCATGCTCGCTAATCAAATATTCCGCTACTGTGTCTTTACCTGAGCCAATCAGGCCACTCATCGAAACTATATTCATGCTTTACCTCACGTGTATGCTCTATTATATAAAAGCATACAAGCAAAATCAACTTTTATGACTGTTTTGGCTGAATGCGTTTGGCCGCAACCATAGGGGATTTGGTTTGCGTGTCTTTTGGCTCTTGAGATTTTGGCGTAGATATTAACCGTTTTGAGTTATCTTTGCCGTATAGTGATAATGCCATGGTCAAAGTTTCCTCTTCCTCTTTGGATCTTGCGACCACTACCATATTCTCGCCAAAAGAACTTTCGTCGGTGAAGTCTGAGACTTCACCTTTTGCTTTAGCCCGTGCACTCGCCAATGCCATGCCAAATCTGTATTGTGTATAAGCATCTTGGCTTCTTAGCTCTGGCAGCACATACGTTGATGGTAATGCTCTCGCTACACCGTCAGCAATGGAACTTTCTTTAATGAATTCTTTGGCTCTCATTTTATATTTCTCATCAACTATTTATCTATAGTTGAGAAGAAATCTTCAAACAGTTGGTCTTGTGTTTTATCGCACCGCATTCCCTTTGACGAGTTTTCTGGCAACGTTAACATTCTAAGATTTGTCCAATGCCCTATTATGTAAGGTGGTATGTTGTCGTTAAATCCTTGCTGAACGCTGTAAATATGGTCAAGAGAATTTTCAGTGCGATTGATCCTCAACGGATTTATTTTATCAAAATGCTCTCTCCAGCTTATTTTTGTCATTGCGTATACTGCTTCTTGATATACCTGCCTTGACTCTTTAAGATGTTTTGGTGTATTACCTCTCGCTAATCCTGCCTCATATATCTTCTTTCTTACGACCAGTGCTTTACTTGGATTATCAACTCCATATTTCTGTAAAAATGTATTGCGTTGCTTTTCTTTCTGATCTTCTGTATAAGTTTCTTTACCTCTATATTTTCTACCGTTAGCTACTGCTAATAGATTCCCTTGACGCCGAGACTCTTTCCCATCCTCATTATTCATCGTTAAATAATCGCCATTGGCCCATTTGTGGAGTTGTTTTGCTCTTCTATTTGCGGTGCTAAGATATCTATTCTCATTCCATTTTACAAGTTCTCCCGTCACAGGGCAAACGGGCCGAGTGTAAATATCGTTTATAATATGCCAGCATCGTTGTTTGGGTAACGAATCCATTGGCAGAAATGATGTTACTTCAAGTATTTTACCCCATAATTCAGGGTTAGTTCGCTTCAGCATCTTTAATGCTGATTTGTTATAGCTCGTATCTGAGTTGATTATATCTAAAATAATAGTTTTCATACTATTATTTATCCTATCATCCAAGTTATCCTATAACGAAAGTAAGAGGCGTAGAGCCATCACTGTATTTGCCTAAGTCGTCCATCAGTGATGCCATTTCCTCTTTTGCTTCTGTTTTTAACGCAGTGCCGTTAAGCGATGACCCGCCTTGTGGCCCAGAGATTGTTGCGAACTTTTCCCTTGCTTCGCCCAACATGTGCTTTGCCATGCTGTATGCGTAGTCTTGTATCCATGGGAATGAGCGTGTATCGTTCAAAATAACTTGATCTGGCTTGTAGTTATAAACCCATAGCAAAACGCTTTCGCTTGCACCCGTCATTTTACGCTGGATCGTAAGTTTTTTCGTTGACTCGTTGAACGTAAAGTTAATGTAACCGCCAAACATTGTCATGGTTAACTTTTGGTAGTCAACAAATAACTCGTAGTTTGTAAGCCCGCCAACACGGCCAGCAACCAGCATGTAAGTGTTAAGGAAGCCTGAACTGAATGGCTCAAACTGTGACGCATTGGAAAGGCCGCCAACCCCGCGACGGAATATTTGGCGAACCGACGTAATCTCTTTTGGCAGGATGTATTCTTGTGTATCAGCAAGCAACTCTAAGAATGCGTATGATTCCTCAACTGAGTGCTCTGTGCGACTGCGATAACGGACTAACGCTTGCTTTATAGCCATGTCGTAGTGCTCTTTGTCCAGCTCTACATCAACCATTTGATGACCAAGTCGCAACTTGATATAGTCAATAATGTCTGTTTTTTTATCTATTAGAGTGTCTAAACCCTCTATTGAGTTGGCAATGGTGGTGCTCATTATTTTAAGTCCTTTAACATATTTAGCTAAATACTAGTGTATCTCGCGGCTTGCCGGCCCAGATACTCTAATGTCGTAGGAGACAATCAGCATGTGTATTTATTTGTATGTTAAAACTCACAAGATAACTGGATTAAAATATCTTGGAAAAACCAAAGCTAAAAATCCCATAAAATACCCTGGATCTGGGACACGGTGGACTAATCACTTAAAAGTTCATGGGTATTACTTTGACACTGAAATACTGCGCGAGTGTGAAACTGCCGCTGAAGTTAAAGAATGGGGCATTTATTACAGCAAATTGTTTAATGTAGTTGAAGATCATGCGTGGGCAAATTTAAAATTTGAAACGGGTGACGGTGGCGCTTATCCTAGTAGCGGGCTCCATATGAAATTGCCAGAATACAGAGCGTTAGCTAGTGCCAATAACTGTATGAAAGATCCCAAACATAGAATACGCATGATTCAAAATAACCCAATGAATAATCAAGAATACAGGGACAAAATTTCAAGTAAACTCAAGGGCAAAGCAAAATCTGCTGAGCACAAAAAGAATATCTATAATCCGATGTTAACCCCAGAAATTTCAAATAAACGTAAGGGCAAGAATAATCCATTGTATAACCACACTGTGTATTGCTTTGAACATGTATCTACCTCAGTTCGAGTTTCAATGACACAGGATGATATGGTTAAATCATTTGGGTTACGCCGCGGCAACGTAAGCAACTTAATACGCGGTAGAATTAAATCATCCTTGGGCTGGCAGTTAGTCAACCCTGATCAATAACTGATTTTCATTTAGCCTGCCGGTAGCTCGCACCTCAACTGCTTTAATTTGCTGCATGTAAGTCCTGCGCTGAATTTTGCTAGTTTTCATAAATTCATGTAAAGAAACTTCAGGCTTACGCAGTGTCTTAGCAATGCTTTTCGTAGTGTCAAAGCCTTGGATCGTTGTGCCTTTCACACTTAACTCCAGCGCATACTGATCAGCAACATAGTGTATCAGCTTGCGGGTCTTAGTGTCAAAGCACCACAGTTCCTTAGCGCCAACAATGTGCGCTGGGTTAATGGACACAATCTTGAGTGCTTTGTCCTCTTTCATGTACTTAACCTTGTTCACCAGCTTCACTGCTGGCACTGCTTTCTTGACGCGGGCTTTTTTCACAGCCTTTTTAACTTGCGTATAGCTATCCAAATCAGCCATCAGCTTAACGTAAAAGTCGCCAATGCGCTTCAAGTCTGCTTTCTTCAAATGTGCGTATGCTTCCTTCAGTTGAGCGTCCTTGCCCCCAACGTATGCTGTGATTTCTTCAATCTGCCGTTGAAACACTGCGCGGATTTTGCCAATTTGCGACTGTGCTACGCCCTTAGTTGTAAGGAAGTCGTAGATTTTGAAGTCCATGGGCTTGTTAGCAAAAATGTTGTCAACTTGCCCTTCAATCTCGCCAATCACCTCTGCTGTTTTCTCAGCGAGACGGTCCTGGATTGTAGGTGCTGCATACACTGTTTGCCCCTTAACCTTGGCAATCAGCTTTGCTGCTTCTGCTGCTGCTTTGTGCTCAGCAAGTACAGGCGCAATTACGGCGTTCATTTCGCTAATCAGGTACTTTTTGTCCTTTTCGCGGATTGGCATGCCCATGCCTGCTGCTTTAACAACGCCGCAAAGCGTCATCGATGTTTTTGTGGGTTCAGTGTCAGCGTATGCTGCGAGCTCTTCCTTGCCCCATTTGGCATTCTCGTGCATCCACACCGCTACATACTTTTTCAAGTCCTTTTGCGTAAAGTTGTAATTGTAGTAATTCAAGCTCTTGCGCAAATAGTGATCGTACTCTGCGTCTTCAAAGCAAATTGCCCTGTCAGCGTCCCAAATTGGCTCGCCAAGTGCGCCCAGTTTTGCGTTTGGCTCGCGTTTTGTTTTTGCTTTAACTTTAATCTTGACACCGGCTGCTGTGACCATTTTTTACTCCGTTTACTTCGATAACATTAACAATAAAAGCCAATTCTCTAAATCGTGAATCTCTTTATTTACTTCCATTGTTGCTTCTTGCACGTTTCGCAAGTTTGCGCCAATATTGTGGCGTCGTGAATTTAGCTCTGCATACGACAAGTGACGAACTTTACCCTCAATTCGCCGCAATAATTTGGTGGCTTGCTGCCTGTTTGCGAAATTATCGTCAGTCGCCTTATTAAGGCTTACTAACAAATTTGCTTTAGTTATTGCCCAATCCATGCTATTTTTCACTTCCATGTGGGTATTATACACTCATTTCATGTGACTGTCAACAGAAAAAATAGATAAATACCACACTGAGGGGATAAAATGGCACGAATTAGCATGTGGAAACCAGAAAAAGGGGCGGATTTTCGATGGATCGATAGGCAGGTCGCCGAAATGTACGTTGCTGGTGGCACGGGTGTCGCACTGCACAAATATTTAGGTCCTGGCACATCAGGGACAACGGGCGATGCTACCCAGCCAATTTACAGTGGTCAAAGCCCAACTAACATCCAAGACATCTTGTTTTTGGAAAATCGCGATCGCAAATACGACCCCGACGTTTACATCATGCGTGGCATTTATCAGCGCAGTGACAACGATTTTGACCTAACACAGTTTGGCATTTTTTTACAAACCGGCACAGTGATCATGACGTTCCATTATAACGACATGATTGCGCAGATTGGTCGCAAGATTATGAACGGTGATGTGCTTGAGTTGATGCACTTGAAGGACTACGATGCATTGAATGATTTGCCCGCAGCACTAAAACGTTACTACGTTGTGGGTGATTGCTCGTGGGCAAGCGAGGGTTTTAGCCCAACGTGGTACCCGCACTTGTGGCGTGCTAAGTTGAACCCACTTGTTGACAGCCAAGAGTACAAGGACATACTGAAAACTATAACGGTTGCTAACAATAGCGGCCCAATGGGTACCACGTTGAACCCGCCAACGCCGTTACAAGACATAATGAGCACGTATAACAAGTACATCAACATTAACGAAGCTATCATTACGCAGGCTGAAGCAGATGTACCAAAGAGCGGGTACGATGTAAGCAAAATTTACTCGCCACGTGCTGATATAAAAGATGAAATAGCAAGAAATACAGGGCAAACGTTTAATCCTGTCACAGCACAGAACCCAGCGGGTTACTTATCAGGGGACGGGTTAGCACCAAACGGAATGCCTGTAACCGCAGGGGTATCGTTTCCAGCAAACCCAGCACAGGGCGATTATGCATTGCGTTTAGATTACTTGCCGAACCGACTATTTAGATTTAGTGGTAGCAAGTGGATTAAGGTCGAGGACAATGTACGCACTAACTTGACTGCTGGCGATGTAGGTAATGAAACATTGCGTAACAGTTTTGCTAACAACCCAAGAACACATACGTTAAGCAATGGTGACGTTATAAACGAAAGCCAGCCGCTTTCACATGCGTTGCGTCCTAAGGCTGATTATTAAGGTTTCACATGTCACTTAACACATTTACATATTCAGGGCAAATTCGTCGCTTTATCATACAATTTGTACGCATAATGAGCCGGTTTCAGGTAGAATTCGGGCAAGATCACAACGGAAATACCGCATTGCAGCAAGTACCAGTTATCTATGGCGATTCGTCTTCTCAAGCGGCTTCCATTATTATGGGCAATAGTGAGAATACTCTTCCGACTGTGCCGTGTATCGCAGTTTACATATCCGCACTGGACTATGACCGCCAGCGTGTTCAAGAACCTTACCACGTAAGCAAGATGAACATCAGAGAACGCTCATACGATGCTGCTACAGATACATGGGGCAATACGCAGGGCGATGCTTTTACAGTTGAGCGCTTTATGCCTGTGCCGTACAAACTGACGTTGAAGGTGGATATTTGGACAAGTAACACTACACAAAAGTTACAGTTATTGGAACAGATGCTTCCACTGTTTAACCCCGCATTGGAAATACAAAGCACAGATAACTACATTGACTGGACAAGTTTAAGCGCGATTTACTTACAATCAAGCAGTTGGACTTCACGCAGTATACCTGCTGGTGGTGCTACGACTATAGATATTGCTGGCTTAACGTTTGAGTTGCCAATTTGGATCAGCTTACCCGCTAAGGTCAAGCAGTTGGGTGTTATCAAACGTATTATCGCTGACGTGCTCGACGCTAATGGCAATATTACTAACGAAATCACTGATATGGGCGATGCTACTGTGCTGGCAAGGCGTGTATTTACTCCGTTAAGCTACGGTTTACTGTATATGGGCAACACTGTACGCCTAATAGACATACACAATATCGTTTCAGCAAGTGCTAATACGGTTGCATTGTCTGTAGGTGATACGTATTCGTGGAAATCACTGTTTGAACGCTTTGGTGCACGTATAGAGGACGGAATATCGCAGCTAAGATTAGACCAACCAAACGGAAGCACTGTGGTTGGCACAGTTAGCATGCATCCAACTGACGATACATTGTTGATTTTTAACCAGATTGCTGACACTACCCCCGCTAATACATTAGCACCAGTGACCGCAGTGATAGACCCATACGCAATGCCAGTAGAGGCTAGTTATCTCAACGCACTAGCAGGTACACGTTATTTGATCCTCAATGATATCGGGTCAGTTGATAATGTTACGGCGGCGGAAGCTTGGCACGGTGCTGATGGCAGTGACTTAGTTGCTAAAGAGAATGACATTATTGAGTTCGATGGTTCGAAATGGTTTGTTGCTTTTACTGCGGCTGCTGAAACCGAGGTTAAATACACTACAAACTTAAGAAGCGGATTACAATTCAAATGGATGCCAGATTCCCAGTCGTGGAGCAAATCAGTAGAAGGCCAGTACAGAGAGGGAGATTGGACCATAGTGTTGTCAGCTCTATAAAAAATAATGTCGGTGCGTTAATCTACAGCAAGAAAACGCATAGGTATCTGTTTTTGCTCCGCAACGGGCGCAAGTATGCTGGCGTGTGGGGGCTGGCTGGCGGTAAGATAGAGCACGGCGAGCGTGTTACTGAAGCATTGTTTAGAGAAATCAAAGAAGAGCTATCAGTTACACTCAATGACAACAAAATTATCCCACTTGAAACGTTTACCAGCACTGATCAAGATTTCCAATATCACACGTTCGTTATTACAGTAGAGGACGAGTTTGTGCCTGTGCTGAACGGTGAGCATCGTGGTTACTGCTGGGTAAACTTAGACGATTACCCTCGCCCGCTACACCCAGGAATATGGCGTACATTTAAGTTCGCCACAGTGATCGCAAAAATTAAAACGTTAGAACGTATTTTATAGTCAAAAATAATGGGCTTGTTAGCCCATTATTTGTATTTTAGATATACTGTTACAGATCTGCGTCTAATACAAACTGTCTAAACGAGATTTGACGTAAGTTTACACAATATTTCCATAGTTCTGGTATCGCAGAGTATTCTCCAGGCATAACACGAACAAAATCAACTTCAGTGTACAAGTCAAATATTTGCTTCATTGTAATATCGAAGAACATTGGATCTGCTTGCGCATTTTTAGCTGTTTGATATCCTGGTGTGCCAGCATACATATTGTAATTGTAATGCGCGGTGTCTTGCCCATCAAAGCCAAGCAAATATACACGAGCGTGACCGTCAAATGCTGCTAAGTAAGTAGCCACTGAGCCTGAGTTCCAACCTGGATCTTGTGGGATTAGATAAAACTGGCCTGGGTGTGATTGGATGTGTGGTGCTGATGCGTATACTACATTATTATCACAATAACCACTATCAGCTACTTCTTTAACGATTTGATCGTCGTCACCTGACACTACTAAAAAGTCTGGAGTAAAGTCACGATACAACGCATTGCATCCGTAAGTTTGTAGTTTTTCTCTTCCAAGTAATCCGCCAAACTGGTTCATAACTACTTTAGTATTGAACCCTTTTCTTGAAATACCATTACCAATAACGCATGCCTTGTTAGAGATTTGATTGTTGATAACTGAGTTAGGAATCCATTCTTTAGATGGTTTCCATTGTTGATTAGTATGCACTAGGTCTGTTACCACCTCTTCACCTTGGTAAGTTGCCCTAAATAGTTTTTTTAACTGAATCATTTACATTGTCCTTAAAGTGCGGGGAGTTTTATGCTCCCCGCTTATATTACACGCGGCCAACTACAACTTCAATAACGCCTGCTTCACCGTTGAAGTTTTCTAAAGCCTTACCAATCACTTGGCCAACTTTTGGATCTGCCTCTGCGCGAGCAGCGCCGTTACCAGCAGCAACTAGCATGTCACCCTTAGCAATCTTGCCAGTTACTTTACATGGTACACGACCTTGTAATGCTACTGCTGCCTTAGTGCCTTCTAAACCGCTGTTCATCAAGTAAGCTGGGTTTGTAGAAACTACACCAGCTACTTTGCGTGAGCCGTCAACATCGCACAATGTAACTTCTGCGTCACCGCCAAAGCACAACACTGTACCAACTTCGTACTTTGCATCAGCAAGATAGTTTTCTGCCAAGTCAGCGTATTTAGCGTTAGTAGCTGTTGCTGTCATTGTTCCTGCTGTAAAGTTACCTGACGCATCACGCAAAACAATCGTACTAACTGCCGTGGTACTTGCTGCTATAGTAGCGGAGTTTGCTTGGCTGGTTACTGATCCCGCGGTAGTAGCATAGTTAACACTCATCGATCCACGTGCAGCTAAGTATGCAGTGCCAGTAACGTCAGTTGCCCACAAATAAGTTGGTGCATTTGAATTGTTAGAATACGCAAAGTTTTGTCCATCAACTGTTCCAGCGTCGCCTGCTGTTGCAGCATAGCTTACTGATTTAGCTGAGTCTGCTGTATTATCAACATTGCCAAGACCAACATCAGATGCAGTATACGATGGTTTCGTTGCTGCTTTAGCCCATGCATATACATCAGTTGCTGGAGCGCCACCTGCTGTCGTTGCATAAGTTACTGACCCTGACGCCGTAACAAATCCAGCACCGTTAGTTAACTGGTTGGTATCAGTAACGTTGGTTGCGCCTGCTGCAATACCATCTAACTTGCTAGCGTATGTGCTAGTCATATAACCGTTTACTGTTGCCGTGGCTGCTGCCATACTAATAACTGGGGCTGTACCACCTGTTGACGCTACTGGAGCCGTCGCAGTTACACCGGTTACTGTACCAGTATTGTTTGTGTAACCTGAAGGATTCGTAGCGTTATATGGTGTAAAGCCTAACGCAGTAGTTACATTTGCTAATGAAATACCATCATATGACCCAGTATGATTACCGTTAAAGTTAGCAGCACTAATGTTACCAGTAACTGCCAATGATGTCAAAGTACCAACTGACGTGATTGCTGGCTGTGCTGCTGTTGTAACCGTACCTGCTGTAGTAGCAGAACCTGCCGAACCAGCTGAGCCAGACACGTTACCAGTTACGTTACCGGTTAATGGACCGCTAAAAGATGTTGCTACTAGTTTTTTGTTTACATTCCAACTGTCAGTTGAGTAGTCATAAACAATGTTTGCATTTGCACCGTTTAAGTGAATACCACCTGTATCAGCTGCGGCTGCTGTTGCTATACCATATGCTAGTTCAATGTGTAAGTCTGTAACATTTAACACTGTTGAACTTAATGTTGACGAGTTACCTTGAATAATCAAATTACCGCCAACAGTTAAGTCGTGATCAATGATTGCGCTACCCGACACTGCTAAACTTGTTAAAGTGCCTACACTTGTAATTGCCGATTGTGTTGCCCCAGTAACTGTTGATGATGAACCAGTTACGTTACCAGTTACGTTACCAGTTACGTTACCAGTCAATGGGCCGCTAAATACGCCAGATGTCGTAGTACCTGAAACCGCCAAGTTTCCTAATGTGCCAACGCTCGTAATAGTTGGTTGTGCTGCGGTAGTCACTGTTCCTGCTGTTGCTGCTGAGCCAGACACATTACCTGTTACATTACCTATAACGGCGCCAGTCAATGGTCCACTGAATGCTCCAGATGTTGTAGTACCAGTTACAGTTAAGTTACTTAATGTGCCCACCGTTGTAACATTAGTTTGTGACGCTGTTTGTAATGTACCAGTGATACCACCACTTGCTGCCAATGTAGTAAACGAACCAGTTGACCCGCTTACTGGTGTATTGCTAATCGCACCACCAGTAATTTGTGCGTTGCCAGTGTTTAACAATGTTGGAGTTGAGTGTGCCGTTACAAAGTTGTTAGTAACAGTTAAGTTTGCTAATGTATCTGTGGAGTTTTTAGCAACGTAGGTGTTAGCAATGAATGGTTTATCTGCTATTGCAATAGTTGCACCAATTGGGCCAAATTGTAATGATTGGTCTGATTCTTTGAATACTAATTGATAGCTACCTAACTGTCCACGTGCAAATTGGATACCTGCACTACCTGAGGTTACCCCAGTTCCTGATTCGCCAGAGTTAACGATGATAATGTCATCTTTAACATTCAATTGTGCTGCGTTAATAGTTGCCGTTGTCCCAGAAACCGTCAAGTTGCCACTAACTAATAAATCACCAGTTACTGTTCCGCCACCACTGGTGGTTACGTTACCAGATAATACTATTGTTGGCGCAGTTAAGTCTACTTCAGTACCAGATAAAAATCTAGTTTTAGCCCCAGTACCGTTAGACTGTATTAATATATCTGCATTATTACCGACGGTTTGCATTGTAACTTGTGCGTTGCTTACAAAAGACATAGTGCCAGCAGCGCCAGTGGTTTGCATACTAATTGCTTGTCCACTGTCGGCGTGAATATTAATAACGTTATTTGCTGTACCTAAAATAGGTGTATCGCCCAAATACAATGTATTTGTCGATAATTTAGCTTCATTGACGAAAATTGTTTGAAATCTCTGTGTCGCACTACCAATGTTACTTACGTTAGTAACGTGAGGCAAAATATCGTTAGTAGTTACTGTACCGGTTGCGTCAACAGTTGTAAAGTATGCTGCTGCTGGAGTAGTAGAACCAATTGGGGTGTTATTAATAGTACCGCCAGTGGTTACAATATTATTTGTTGTTACTGCTCCTGACGGGCTTAAAACCGTTCCACCTACTACGAAACTGCCAGATGTAGTAGTTATATTACCTGTTGTAGTAATTGCACCCGTAGTACCATTAATTACAGTTGCACCAACAGTAATATTACCAGTTGTGCCATCAATTACTGTACTGCCAACAGTAATATTACCTGTAGTAGTAATTGCTCCTGTTGCTGAAGTAATCGTTGTTGGACCCACTGTCAAACCCGTTTTTACTACAAAATTTTCGTCTATATTAGCCATTTAAAACTCCTGTTTATCTAACCGTCAAGCATCACCCCACTGGATCAACTTGATTTGCAAATGGGGTGTTGCCACCCCATTTGTTTTAAGTATTTATCGCATCACTTATTTTGTTATACTGCGATATATGTTTTCTGTACCTTAACCACGTTACCTGTTGCTGTTCCTGTTGCTTTAAGCACCACGTTACCTGCTGAAATATCAGCTGTAAATGTTGCTAATGTTGCTCCAGATGTCACAACCGCGTATGTCGTGCTGTATGCGTTTGTACCGTTGTGCGTTACTAATATCTCTGCTGCTTGGTATGATGATCCGTTTGTCACGGACACTACATACTTGGCAGTGCGATATGTTGCAGCCGCAAACGTGTCTACTACTGTTGAGCTTGTACCAAACGATGTACCAGTTTCGTTAAACGTTACTGCACCACCGCTGGTCAATGCCAAGCCTGTTGTGCCTACGCTTGTAAATGTACCAGCTGCTGGTGTTGCTGCACCAATTACTGTGTTATCAATAGCTGATAAGCTGAAGCTTACGCCACTAATAGAACCACCCGAAACAACTACGTTGCTAACATAAATGTTGTCAACTACTGCTGTTGGGCTACCAATATCTCTGCCTGAACCCACTGGCAATAAATTACCAGTTGTAGCATCAACTTTCCAAGTATTAGCACTTGATGAAGTACCAGTCCAGAAGTAAATGCCAGTGTCGTCAGGTATAATTTGGTTAAAGCCACTTGGGCTTGCCATACCGCTGATAGTTTGTGTTGTTACTAACACACGCACATCAACCACGTCAGTTGTTAATGGCGCCTCTGTAAACTGTAACGTCGTACCTGCTACTGCGTATGCCAAGCCTGGGACCTGTACAACACCGTTTATAGACACAATAGTTGCATTTGTTGTAGATGCTTCACTCAATGTGAAGTTAGTTGACAAACCATCACCAGTAAACTGCTGATCAGTAATCAATGTAAACACTGTCTCTGTGCTAGCCCACAATGTACCGTTCCAGAACTCTAACTGATTATAAGTTGAGTTGTAACGTGTCATACCCATTACTGGAGTACCTGGACGTTGACCGCTTGTACCAACTGGCATCATTATTGAGTCTGTATTTGCAAACGTAACTTTAGCACCAGCCACTGACGTGTTACCGCCAATTACGATCCTGTCGTTAGCCGAGTCTACAAATATCAATGCGTTGTCAGTAGCGCCCTTAACGATTGTGTTGACGCTTGTGTTATTGTTATTAACAGTAACACCTTCACCAACGTTTACGTTGCCAGACACACCAACACCACCAGTTACAATAATTGTACCTGTCGTTGTGCTTGTGCTTGCTACGTTAGCGTTTGCTGTCAATGCGCCAGTGATAGTGGTTGTACCAGCAGTTAACGTTGTAAACGCACCTGTTGAGCCGCTAATTGGTGTGCTTGTAATAGCACCGCCAGTTACTTGCGCATTTGCTGTCACTACGCTGTTCAATGTAGCTGCACCGCTGGATGCCAACGTTGTGAACGAGCCTGTTGATCCACTTACTGGAGTTGCTGTAATAGCACCACCAGTGATAGTTGCATTACCACTTGACAAGTTTGTTACTGTACCATCTGTAGCTGTCAATACTGTTGCACCAACTGTAGAACCACTAATTGGTGTGCCTGTAATAGCACCGCCAGTTACTTGTGCATTAGCAGTAGTCAATACTGTAGCGCCAACTGTAGAACCACTAATTGGTGTGCCTGTAATAGCACCGCCAGTTACTTGTGCGTTAGCTGTAGTCACTGAACTTGCTGTTAACGCACCTGTGCTTGTCGCGCCGCTTACTGTCAAGTTACCCAATGTACCCAAGCCAGTTACATTCGGCTGGTAAGCCGTTGTCAATGTACCGCCAACGTTAGTTGCGTTCATTGTTGTGAACGTACCTGCTGCTGGAGTTACACTACCAATCGTTGAGCCGTCAATTAAACCACCCGTTACTTGCACGTTGCCAGTTGTTAATGAGCCCGTGTCTGTAGCACCGCTTACTGTCAAGCTAGACAATGTACCAACTGAGTTGATATTTGGCTGTGCGTTTGACTGTAAAGTACCAGTAATACCACCTGTTGCGCTTAATGTTGTAAATGCGCCAGTGCTTGGAGTTGCATTGCCAATTGGTGTGTTATTGATACTATCTGCGGTGAAGCTTGCCGCATTTAAGTTAGTAAAGTAGCCAGCAGCTCGTGTAGTTGCACCAACTGTTGTGCCGTCAATAGCACCGCCAGTTATAGTAGCACTTGTGGTAGTTAATGACGTTGCATTTACTGTTACATTAGCAATCGAACCAGTTGTAGTTGGATTAATAGTTACTGAACCAGTAGTAGGGCTAAGAGTTACCCCGCCATTTGCTGTTACTGTTCCATTAAAGACTACTGCTGCATTAGCAGTTACAATACCGTTTAAGTTTACTAAGTTATTTGAAACTACCGTGCCATCAAATGTTGCTGCTGAGTTACCAGACGTAGTTAATGAACCAGTTGTATTCAAGGTAACTAGATTAGTAATACCGGTTACGTCTAAACTAGTTGTGTTAACATCGGTGGCTGTCACTGTCGTAAATCCACCAGTGGATGCTACTGCATTGCCGATTGGCGTGTTGTTGATGCTTGCTGCTGTGAAGCTGCTAGCGGTTAACGTTGTAAAGCTACCAGTGCTACCGCTAATCGGCGTGCTGGTAATAGTACCACCAGTTAAGGTAACATTACCTGAAGCCAAGTTAGTTACTGTGCCGTTTGTAGCACCTAATGTAGCTAAACCAGTTATGGAACCGCCAGTTGCTTGCACGTTACTAATAGTAGCAGTGGTAAAGCCACCAGTTGAACCGCTTATTGGAGTACCTGTGATAGCACCGCCAGTTACATGTGCGTTTGCCGTTACCAACGAACCTGTGCTTGTTTCACCAGTTACTGCCAAGCTTGTCAATGTACCCACGGAAGTTACAGTTGGCTGAGCTGCTGTTTGTAATGTACCTGTTAAGTTTGTACCAACAACATTACCGCGGAATTCGCTAGCCACTGTAGGCAAGTTCAAATTCCAGGTGTGTGTTGCATCAACATACAAGATTGTAGCTGCTGCTGGGCCATCAACGGTAATACCTGCGCCGTCTGCTGCGATACTTGTCGCTGCACCTTGCGCTACTGTAATGTTCTTGTCAACAACGCTTAATGTAGCAGAGTTAACTGTTGTTACGTTACCTTGTACTGTAAAATCACCTTCAACAACCAAGTTGCCGCCAACATTCAAGTTCTTACCAATGCCAACACCACCAGCTACTACCAACGCGCCATTTGCTGTTGTCGTGCTTTGTGTTGCGTCTGTAATGCTTGCTAAACCATTTGCTGTCAACGTTGTAAACGCCGCTGTGCTTGGGGTTGCATTACCAATTGGTGTGTTATTGATGCTGCTTGCAGTAAAACTGCTTGCTGTCAATGTTGTAAACGAACCAGTTGATCCGCTTATTGGAGTACCAGTAATAGCACCACCAGTTACTTGAGCGTTAGCTGTAGTTAATGATGAAGCAGTTGTATCAGAAAGAGTTGCGTTACCTGAAACAGTTACATCAGTCAATGTTCCAACGTGTGTAACATTGTTTTGTGTTGCCGTTTGTAATGTACCAGTGATACCACCACTTGCTGCCAATGTAGTAAACGAACCAGTTGACCCGCTTACTGGAGTACCGGTAATAGCACCACCAGTGATTTTAACGTTACCTGAAATAAAGTTAACAATTTCACCTGTTGTAGCTGTAAACGTTGCAATACCATTAATATCACCGCCAGTGATCTGTGCATCAGTAGTAGTTAACACTGTTGCGTTAACTGTTGATCCAGAGAATGGAGTGTTAGTAATAGCACCGCCAGAGATTTGAGCGTTTGCCGTTACGAAACTGTTCAACGTAGCAGCGCCACTTGAAGCTAAAGTTGTGAACGAACCGGTTGATCCGCTTACTGGAGTTGCAGTAATAGCACCACCAGAGATTTGAGCGTTAGCTGTGGTTAAAGATGTTGCTGCTACTGAGACACTAGACAAATCGCCACCAGTTACTTGCACGTTGCCAGTTGTTACTTTACTTAACGATGCTGTGCCACCAGTTAAGGTAACATTGCCGCTTGACAAGTTTGTTACTGTGCCGTTTGTAGCTGTTAGAGTAGCTAACCCAGTTACATCGCCACCAGTTGCTTGCAAGTTAGCTGTAGTTACATCACCGTGTATTACACCACCAACCCACAAATCTTTAGCTACACCAGCGCCACCTGCTGTTACGATTGCACCAGTTGATGTGCTTGCAGACTGTGTTGTATTAGATGCCGTTACTGCCGGAGCAACAAAGTTACGGTTTACGTTCCATGTGTTAGCTACGCCGTCATATGTAAACGTTGCTCCGCTACCTGCTACAGTTAAGCCTGCACCGTCTGCTGTTGCGTTGTTAGTTGCGCCACTTGCCAATGTAATGTTCAAGTCTGCTGTTGACAAGCTTGTTGAGTTAACGATTGTAGATGTACCTTGAACCGTTAAGTTGCCGCCAATAATTGTATCACCACCAACATTCAAGTTCTTAGCAATACCAACACCACCAGCTACTGTAAATGCACCATTTGATGACAACGTAGATTGTGTTGTATCAGTAACGGAAGTTAACCCATTTGCTGTCAATGTTGTAAACGCCGCTGTACTTGGGGTTGCATTGCCAATTGGTGTGTTGTTGATACTTGCTGCGCTAAACGAGCCGGCAGTAATATTAGTAAACGATCCAGTAGATCCGCTAATTGGAGTACCTGTAATAGCACCACCAGAGATTTGAGCGTTGCCCGTCGTCAAAGACGATGCAGCAACAGTCACACTTGATAACGAACCGCCAGTTACTTGTACATTAGATGTTGTCAATACTGATGCATCAACAGTTGAACCGCTTACTGGAGTACCTGTAATAGTACCACCAGTGATAGTAACATTTCCAGAAGCAAAGTTAGTCACTGTGCCGTCTGTTGCAGTTAGTGTTGTTAATCCAGTTACACTACCTCCAGTTACTTGGGCATTAGCTGTTGTTAATGACGTAGCAGTTATAGAAACACTTGACAATGTGCCACCACTAATAGTTGCACTTGGTGTCGACAAGGTCGTAAACGAACCTGTTGAACCGCTAATTGGGCTGCTTGTAATAGTTACGCCGCTTGCTGTACCGCCAGTGATAACTACGTTAGCAGTTGTCATTGATGTAAACGAGCCAGTTGATCCGCTTACTGGAGTACCAGAAATTGTACCACCAGTGATTGTAACATTGCCGCTTGACAAGTTAGTTACCGTACCGTCTGTTGCTGTTAATACTGTAGCGCCAACTGTAGAACCGCTTACTGGTGTGTTTGTAATATCACCACCAGTTACCTGTGCGTTTGCCGTTACCAAGCTATTCAATGTAGCTGCTCCACTGGATGCCAATGTGGTAAAGCTACCTGTAGAACCGCTAATTGGTGTACCTGTAATAGCACCACCAGACAATTGAGCGTTAGCTGTCGTTACTACTGATGCGCTCAACGATGTTACAGCAATTGTACCACCAGTTATTGTTGCGTTACCAGTTGTCAACGCACCTGTAGAAGTAGCACCACTTACTGCCAATGAGGTCAATGTACCAACGCTTGTTACGTTTGGTTGTGCTGCTGTTTGCAATGTGCCAGTTACGTTTGTACCAACTACGTTACCACGGAATTCACTTGCTACTACTGGTAAGTTAAGGTTCCAAGTCTTAGTAGCATCAACGTATAAAATCGTAGCTGCTGCTGGACCATCAACGGTAATACCTGCGCCGTCTGCTGCGATACTTGATAATGCGCCTTGCGCTACTGTAATGTTTTTGTCAACAACATTTAAAGTTGATGAGTTAACAGTCGTTACATTACCAGTAACAGTAAAGTCACCCTCAACTACTACATTTCCGCCAACATTTAAGTTCTTAGCAATACCAACACCACCTAATACAACCACCGCACCGTTAGCAGTTGTTGTGCTTTGCGTTGTAGAAGTAAAGTTAACTTGGCTATTAGATGCCAATGTTGTAAACGCACCTGTTGAAGGAACTGCGTTACCAACTGGAGTATTGTTAATGCTATCTGCTGTGAAGCTGCTCGCTGACAATGATGTAAAGCTACCAGTTGATCCGCTAATTGGAGTACCTGTAATAGCACCACCAGAGATTTGAGCATTAGCTGTAGTTAATGATGAAGCCGTTGTATCTGCCAATGCTGTATTACCAGATACGGTTAATCCAGATAAAGTGCCAACGCTCGTAACATTAGTTTGTGCTGCTGTTTGCAATGTACCAGTAATACCGGCACTTGCTGCTAACGTAGTAAACGAACCAGTTGATCCGCTAATTGGAGTACCTGTAATAGTACCACCAGTAATGTCGACATTACCAGAAGTCAAATTAGTTACTGTACCGTTTGTGGCACTTAATGTAGCCAAACCAGTTACAGAACCACTGGTTGCTTGTAAGTTACCAACTGTTGCTGTAGTAAACGATCCAGTTGTACCGCTTATTGGTGTATTAGTAATAGCACCACCAGTGATTTGTGCGTT